AACAGATGATAGTTATCAAATTGTTCATATTAATTCTGATACAGATATGTATTTTGGTAATATTATGTTTAAAAATGAAGCTGATGCACAGTATGTGATAGATAATCCTAATTTTAGAGACATTCTCGATAATATATTTAAAGTATGAGTTTGTATAAATATAATATAACTGTTAAAGTTGATGATGAAGATGATAAGTATAATGAAATGACTATAAGACTTGGTATTAAAAGTGCTATTCAACGTCATTTACGTCATAGTAGTCTTCATAATAATAATGTTAAAATAGAAGGAGGTGTTGTATGAATAAAAAACCAATAATATTACCATATAATTTTCCTCTTAACACTCGTAGAGGTTTTAAAGTTATTTATTATCTTATGAGATTAACTCAATCTGATATGATTAAAGTAATAACTGCTATAATTAGTGTTAGACATAATGCTATAGATGAAGCTCTAGATAAGTGTGATAAGTTAAGTAATGAAGATAATTACATAATGTCATATCTTTTACGGGGCGGATATATTGGCTAATACTTTAAGTTCTGCTAAGTGTAGTAATACGGCTTATGGTGCGAAACCAAGCAGAACTTCCATTGAATGTAGTGTTCAAGTAGATGATTTATTTATTAATTAAACTTTTTGTAAAATGGCAAAGAAACATGATGAAAGAAAGGATTTAAAGTATGTATCACGTATTGCTGAAATTAATGGTAATCATATCATTGTTCCAACAAATGCTGTAATTGGTATTCACATGTGGGGTAGAATTGATTTTCTAGTTCATTATTGTGGTTATATTCTTAATCACAGTAGAACTGTTAAAGCTCCTAATCTTAAATTTGAAGATGCTGGTGTAAGTGCTAGGGAAGCTAAGAAAATTAAGAAGGAACATAAACTTTCTAATAAGAAAAAGTAATGGTTACAGATTTTAGTAAATTAAAGGTTAACCTTAATTTTAAGATTAAGGTTAAACATAAGACTAGAGCACCTGCTCTTAAACAAGATAAAGTCTTGACTAAACGTATAGAGACTAAATGTCGGTATGATAACGGAAAGTTTTATGTTGTTATTCCTAATTATGTATATAAACATAAACTTAAAAGTGGTGTAGATATAACTGATATAGGAACTAATGATATAACTTTAGAGTTTACTCCTGAATCATTTGATTTACATGAAGCTGATAGAGTGTTTACTATATGTGGTCAAGATAATGGTAAATATACATGTTTGATAAGAAACGAAACTGATAGATTATTTAAGAAACTAAATAAAGAACAATATGTTCCATTTTGTAGGAACTGGACTATAATTGTTAGAATTGTTCGACGTGTAGGAGTATTATATGCTGATTTTCGTTCTTTGAAATCACATAATTTATATTATAATTTAAAACAAGATAATGAGGATGAATAAATGCACAATGAAGATACGTTAGTTGGAGGTCCTTTGAATAGGACTGATAAAAATAGAGCTGAAATTGCTGGTCTTACAAAAGACCAGCAAAAAGCTTATCAAGGGCTTATTGAATTTATCAATAAGCCTTTTAATCGTAATGATTTTAAGCGTGCTCTAGTTGGTGCAGGTGGTGTTGGAAAAACATTCCTTTTGAAAACTATTTTAAAGAATTGTAATATTAGTTTTTCACAAATTGGTGTAAGTGCTCCAAGTCATAAAGCTTGTAGAGTAATACGTGATTCTCTTGCAGGATTACCAGTTAATGTTAATACTATTCAATCAGACTATGGAATGAGACCTGATTATAATATTGACAAATTCAACGAACGAGATATTCAATTCAGTCGTCAAGGTAGAATAAAAGTTGAAGATTATAATCTTTATGTAGTTGATGAAGCTTCTATGATAAATAAAGCTTTATTTAATTATATGTGTAAAGCATTGGTTAATAATTGTTGTAAACTTCTACTACTTGGTGACGTAGACCAAGTGCCTCCTGTAAATGAACTTGAACCTTCTGCTTTTAAGAATGTTACAACTTATAGATTAACTCAAATTGTAAGACAAGATGAAGATAATTCTATAAGAAAAATTTGTAGCATGCTTAGAAACGATGTAGAACATAATACTTTTACGTTTCTTAATTATATAAGTACACATAAAAGTGAATTTGATTCTACAATGACTAAAGGTTTTATGGTTTGTAATAGTGCTGAATTTCAACATCAAGTTGAACTTCAGTTCAGTGATGAAGCAATAACTAAAAATACAGATTATGTCAAAGTTATAGCTTATACTAATATAGCTGTTTCTGCTTGGAATAAGTTTATTAGAGAAGCTATAATTAAAGATAGTGAAAAATCTGTTATTACAAAAAATGATTTAATTACTTCTTATATAACTCTTGTAAATGAATTTAAAGAGACTATTATAAGAAATAGTGAAGATTATATTGTAAGAGATATTGCTAATTATACTCATCCTAAGTACGATATTAAGGGTTTTATGGTTAAGTTTCAAGCTGTTCATGGTGGACAAGTTACTTCTCCTTTGTTTGTTCTAGACCATAGAGATAGATATTCTATTAAGAAATATTGTCAGCTATGTAATGACTTAATAGAACAAGCTAAAAATGCACCTAAACAACAACGTGCTGCTAAATGGAAGAAGTACTTTGAATTTCGTGAAAGTTGTTTGATACTAATCAATATAGCAAAAGCTGATGGAACAATACTTCATTATCGTAATTTAGATTATGGTTTCTCGTTAACGAGCCACAAATCACAAGGGTCAACATATAATGTTAGTATGGTTGATATTAATGATATTGTATACGATAAAAACGGTCATCCTTACAATAATGCAAAAGATATTAATCGACGACTTTATGTTGCAGTCAGTAGAGCTAAAGAAAAAGTAATTTTAAGATATGGATGAAGTTAATTTAAATCCTTTAGATTATAGAAAATTTCTTAAAGGAATAGAAGATTGTAAAGAACAAATTAAATATTACGAAAATGTAATAGCTGATGTAGTTCTTAGAAATTCTAACCTTGAAGTTAATGATTCTGTAAAGCTTGAGAATAAAGGTGGAATTAATAAACTTTATGGTGTTGTAGTTGGTGCTAAAGCAGTTATTAAAGCTGATAATGAAGTTCATAAACTTATAACTATAATACCTGAGAATGTTAACACACCTTTCGATTTCGACCTGGCAGAATGGTCAATTACTCTACGTGTACGCTAGCGAAATTCGCATAATGCGTATTTATTTGTGATTTAAGCCCTTTATGGGTATGGCATGATAATCATAAAGCCGCCCCGTAAAAGGTATGTAAATTAGAATTTAAAATATTAAATAAACTATGTGTAATGCGTATAATAAACCTTCTTTTAGTGAACGTGTTCAATGTTACATTATTAGAAAAGAAGAAATAGAAGTTGAATATAAGAGTAAAATGAAAGCTCTTAATGAAGAAGCAAGTGCTGATATTATTGCTAATTGCCCAATCAAAATTGGTGATGTCTATGTAACTGAATCTAATAATGCTTGGGGTGTTAAACGTCAGTATTATAAAGTTGCTAAACTTTATGTTGATGTTGATGGTACAGTTACTGCTTATGGTTATAAACGTAAATTAGATAAAACTTGGGGTAAACGTGATAATAATTTCATGTTTATAGCTTCTATGTATAATGATTATAATGTTGAACATTATACTAAAGTAGAAAATTATGTTGAACCTAGTAAAGATTAATTAATTATGAAAAGAAGTGATTAATTTTAGATACTAAGTAATTATGATTCCTAAAGTATGTGAAGGTTGTCCTTTAGGTATGTTTAATACTAAGTGTAAATGTCTTAGTGGTGTTGGTAATCCAATGTCTGGTATGATTATTGTTGTACCAAATGTTGATTACAATGCTTATAAGAATAGAGGAATGACTTTTAGTAAGTATGTGGAGATAATAAATGATGTTATTACTCCTTTTACGGGGGGGCTAGAGCAACTAGTCCCCTTTATTGTTCCACTTATTCGTTGTAAGCTTGATGATAAATGTCCTATAAACGAAAGTATAGTTCGTAGATGTATGCTACATACATTTGCTGATATAAGAATCAATAATATTAAAAAGATAATGGTTCTCGGTAGAGCTGCTACTGATTTTGGTTTTGATATTACTAAAGGTAAAGATAAACTATATCATGTTGCTCCTTTTGTTTATAGTACAAATTACTCTCCTTTTATTAAATTCATAGATGATAGTAAATACAAAGAATTTTGTAATCGTCTAATTAAATGGATTAGTGCTAATAAAGATAATAATTATAATGGAATGGAAATAGTTAATATATTAAATGATACATAGTTTATGTGTGGACTTGGAAGTCTTTGAGAATATGATTTCATTTACTTTTGTAGATTTAAAAGATTATCTTAATAAATTTGCAGACTGTAAAGGTGCTCTTACTGATAGTTTAACAGTTGAAGAAATAACATCTAGACTTGATAGTGTAAAAAGCTGGATATTTTATGTTAGTGATACAGATGATTCTCAAATATTGAGTATTATAGATTTCTTTGAAAAAATGAGACCTGTAGAACATGAAGATGGTTCTGTTGATAGATATGATTTATATGGTTATAACAATCAAGGTTATGATGATATGCTTATTAAAGCATTTCTAATGTATTGGAATCGTTTTGATAATACAAAACAACTTTGTTTATTTCTTAAAGAAGTGAATGATAAAATTATGTCATTACAAGATGATAAAGATGCTTTATGGCAAGATAAACTGTTAAATCTTATTCGTAAGTATAGAGTTCATTATGTAACTGTAGATTTGTTTAAGATATTTGCTCTTAATTCTGCTGGAGTGAATATAGATAAAGACACTGGTGAACGTAAAAAGTATGGTAAAAGTTTAAAACAAGTTAGTATTAATCTTAAATGGTATAATCTTCTTGATTTTAAACTTCCTCCTATTGATGATGAAGAAGGTGATATATATAGAAAAAGAGATGCTTATAGAGGTATGACTAATGAACAATTAAATCATTTGATTACTGCTGATTTTAATAGGTATCTTCTTCCTAAGTATGTTGAACCTATGTTACATTATAATAAGAATGATGTATTTCTTTGTTGTGAAATGGTAAGACAAAAGCCTGATGAAGTTATACTTAGATATAGTCTTGGTCACGCTTATAGAATAAACTTCTTATGTAGTGCTAGAAGTAATATTGCAGATAAACTATTAAATAAGTTTTATGCTGAACGTAGTGGTTTGCATGAAGATGCTTTTAAAAATCTTCGTACACAAAGAACTGCTCTTAGTTTTAATAAAATAATATTTCCTCATATTAAGTTTAAGACTAAACAACTTCAAGATTTACTTGAAGAAATGAAGAAAGTTGTTATATATAGAACTAATAAAGATAGTTTTGTACGTGAAATAGAATTTTATGGCACAACGTATACTCTAGCAACTGGTGGTATTCATACTCAAGACAAGCCTGTAATACTTAAAAGTACTGATAAATATGTTTATGTTCATCACGATTGATGTAAGTCGTGATTAAACAAGGTGAATTGACGGGGAACTCCTTAGAGATTATCTCACTAATCATCGCAGTAATGCAGATGTTGGTCTCAGAGAAAGACTGAGAGTATAGTAAAAGAAGATAATATTGGACAATCCGCAGCCGAGTTTCCTAATAAGGAAGAAGGTTCAACGACTAGTCGTAAGACGTAGGTTTAAATTTATTTAAATCGAAGCACCTTGCATTGTGTTATTACCCAAAAGATATTATCTTTGTTTCACAATGTTTTATTAATAATTTAAATTATAAAGATTATGAAAGATTTGTCGAAATTAAAGTTAGTATTTGATGTGACTAAGATTAAGGTAAGTAGAAGACATAGAAACGCTACTGCTGATGGTTTTAACGGTTATGGTAAAATTAGAAGTAATCAAAATGTATATTATGGTTATTTTACTCATTTAAAAAATAAAAGTGGTATTTATTGTATCACTTGTGAAGTAAATAATCAGAATTACATTGGTTCTTCTAAAGATATTTATAAACGTGTAGTAAAACATTATAGTAATCTTAGACTAGGTAATCATCCTAATAAACGATTACAAGCTGATTATAATAAATATGGTATAGATAAATTTAAAGTTAGTATACTTGAAGAGACTAATGAGAATCTATTTGAAAAAGAAAGAGATTATCAAAAGTCTTATGATTTGTCTAAACTATATAATCTTATGATTAAAGATACTTATCATTCTGATAGTCAACGTTTAGCTTGGGCTACTCAATCTCACGAAACTCATAAAAGTAAAGAATATCGTGAAAAAATGAGGAAACTTAAATCTAATCGTATTGGTCAATTTGATAGATATGATGGACATAAGATAGCAGAATATGCTAATAGTGATGAAGCTTGTAAAGCTAGTGGACTTGCAAAATCCACATTATTAGGTTGTTGTAATGGTTCTAAAAAGACTGGTAAAGGATATATTTGGCATTATCTTGATGATGCTGGAAATGTTATTACTAGTGGTAAGGGTAGAGAAAGAACTATTATGGTACGCAATGAAGATATAGTCTGAACTATATAGAAATATGTAGATTAACAAATTTGTATACATCATATTATCCGAGTATAATGATAAGTTATGAAGTAGTACCTGCACATCTTAATCGTAAGGTGTTTGCAAAAATGGTAGATTACTTTAAACAAACTCGTGTTAAATGTAAACATACAGACGATAAAGATGGTTTTGTAGTACCAGGAGTTCATAATAAACTTGCAGCAGAAGCATTGAAGATTGTAATCAATGCTATTTACGGAAAGTATGGCTATGAAAATTTCTGGCTTTATGATAGACTTGCACAAATGAGAGTTACAATTAATGGTCAGTTAATGACAATGACTCTTTGTGAATCTCTTGAATTAGCAGGAATACATGTAGTTAGTGCAAATACTGATGGTATCGTTATAAAACTTCCTTATGACAAAGTTGATGTTTATAATCAAATTTGTAAAGAATGGAATGAAACTAATAAGATGTCTGCTGATGATGAACATTACAAGATGCTTGTTAGCTTAAATGTGAATAACTATTTTGATATTCAAAGTAACGATAAAATTGAGTATAAAGGAGCACTAGACCCAAAACAGTATATCAAAGACCTTAAAAAAGGATATGATATGCCAGTTGTAGCTACTGCTGTATTTGAGTATTTTGCTCATGGTAAATCTGTAATGGAAACGCTTCGTAATCATAAAGATATTCTTGATTTCTGTAAAACTCAAAATGTAGGTAGACAATTTGAAGTTGTTTATCAAAAAGTAGTTGACGGAAAAGTAGTAGATATACATAGTCAACGTCATGTTAGATTTTATGTTTCTACTAAAGGAGTTGTGATTATGAAAGAACACGTAACTACTGGTGCTCGTAGTGTTTTAGCTAGTGGAAAACCAGTACAAATTCTTAATTTACTTGATGATAAAGATATTAGTGAGCGTAATATAGATTATGCTTATTATTATGAAGAAGCTTATAAGATTATTAATCCTATTAAGCTCGGAATAAGTCCTAATCAGAAAGGTAATTCAAAGAATAAAACTCTCAGTGGAAAATCTTTGTTAAAGAAGAATTTTGGATTATATAATGATTTATTTGATAATGAAGAAGAACAATGACAGAAGAAGAATTGCATGAAAAAAGTGTTTATCAATGGAGAATGAATAAAGGAATTGGAACTTTTATAATTCCTGCTCCTTTAGATGTTCTTAGACCTTTATTGATGATACTTCCTGCAATGTATAATAAAAGTCCTACAATAGAGACTGATATTGTAGTTGCAGACTTTGTAGATAAAGACAAAGTTAAAGATTATCTATTACATAAGAGCGAACCTGTTCATTCTAATGTTTATAGTAATTTTATTACTAGAGGATTGATTAAAATTTTAACTGTTAGTGAAGCTACAGATATATTTAGTCATCTAAATCCTACTTTAGTGGTTATTTATAATCCTAAAGAATGTCTTTATTGTTATGTAGGTCTACTAGACAAAGCAAAGTTTAAGTTGGTATTATCATCAACTCTACTTACTGGTAAGTTAGAACAAATTAATAATCTAATTCCTAGAGTTGGTTATTATAATCAAGCTAGTGTAGATGAAATCCGTTCTAGCCGCCCCGTAAAAGAAGTATTAGTTCCTTTGATTATAGATGAAGATAGTAATCTTAAAAAGAAACTTGACTATTATAATAAAGAAATATCTACTGCTATAGCTATCTTTGGTGACTTTGAAACAATTAAGATGGTTCGTCTAGGTAATAGTAATACTAATAGTTCTAGTATGGCTGTATGTTATAACATAGCTCGTCAAAATGGTTGGAATGAGAATCTTGATATGACTATTCAATTTAATATTGAAATAGATGAACTTTATTCTCCAAATGCCCTTAAAGAACGTGCTAGTGGAATATACGAAATTATTAGAAGTAGAAGTCTTGCTCTTGCTTCTTCTGATGAGAAACTTAGTTATATTTTAAAGATTGTTGAAGACAATGCAGATAAGAATATTCTTATTATTAATAAACATGGTAACTTTGCAAATGAAGTAACTAAATATATTAATGATAATACTCATTATAATACTTGTTATAATTATCACGATAAAGTAGAAAATATTCCTGCTATTGATGATAATGGAAATGAAGTTCTAATTAAGAGTGGAGTTAATAAGGGAAAACCAAAAATGCTTGGTGTAAAATCTCAGAAAAATTTAGCTCAAAAGTTGATGAACAAAGGTGCTATTCACGTTTTGTCTACAAATGCTTCTCCCGATAAGGATTTAGCCGTAAATGTAGACGTTGTTGTAATTACGTCGCCGTTGTGTGATACCATGGAGACCTACTTATATAGGCTCTCAAAGGTTCAATTCGCAAAGGAGGTACAATTATACACCTTATATTATAAAGGCTCTTTAGAGGAGAAAAAACTAGATGAGCGTGTTAATGGCGCAAATCATCTAGTTCTTAATAAAACTGAAATTGAAGTTAAAAGTGATAATAATTATGATTATTGTATTGTAGATTGAAAAATTATGCTTATCTTTGCAGCGTAAATAAGAAACAAATATAATTGCTCTTTGAAATAATGAATGAAGTTGAAACAAAAACCGAAGAAAGTCATGGTTTATCTGTTAGACATGATGATGTTAATACAGGTATCAGAGTTCTAAATCTTCTAGATGAGAAACAACTTGCAAATGCAGAAGTATTTCTAAAGAAGATTATTGCTACTGATAAAGGTGGAGTTAAAAGTGTGAATGAAGGTCTTGCAATTTTAATGCGAGCACAAGACTTACGCTTACCATTTAGTACTTGTATAGAACATATTCATGTTATTAATGGAAAAACTGGTCTTGACGTTCACATCGCTAAAGCACTGTTATCAAGGGCAGGTATAGTCTGGGAAATAACAAAAGATTATGTACCTCAGTATAAATATACTGATGGTAATAGTGTTTACGATGAAACACATCTCCCAGATTATTGTGTTAAATGTCGAAATCAGAAAGAAGCTGAAAGTAAAACTACTGATGATGTTATTGGTGTTTATCCACTTAGATATTATATAGATTTGAAAGGTAATATTTATGATGAATTTCAAATATCTAGTAAATGTGTTAAGTGTATTAATACAATTCAAGCTACTAAAGTAGCTCAAGAAGGTAATTATCCTGTAGTTAGAACAGCAGCTAAACCTATTGATTTTGTGACTGAGTACAAGTTTACAAGATATAAGAAGATATATGGCAAAGTAATTGAAACTCATGCAATTGGTCATTTCTCTTATGTTGAAGCTGCACAAGCTGACTTGTTTACTAAAGATACTTTTAAAAAGTACACTAGAATAATGATTGGACATAGAGCCTTTTTCTATGGAGCTAGAGAAATAGCTGGCGATATTTTAATGGGTTGTATGTCTGATGATGAATTATCCGAAGTAGTTAACAATACAAATCCTAATGTTGACAACTTTGTAAACGTAGAAGATTTAACAGAAGATGTTACTCCTACAGAATAAGGATTTAAAATAGAGTTTATTAAATAGTATTATACTATAATTTATTATTAACAATTTAAATATTTAAAATTATGAAGATTAATGGTTTATCATTCGGTATTAATGTAGTTGCAAGTGGTGTTAAGGTTAGCTCAGTTATCACAGAGCCAGTTTTGGTTGCTTCTAGTACAAAGGGCGGTTTCCATATTTCAGGAGCAGTTTCTAAGGCTCTTGGTCTTTTGCCTGGTGACAACATTATGTTTGCTAATGATGCAGCAGATGTAGAGAAAGCTGTAATTAATCGTGTTGATGCAATCGTTGAGTTTGCTCAGAACAATGGTTTTGACCTTGATACTCCAGAGGGTACTTCTGCTTGTGTAGCAGCTATTACAACTTGGTATATTGCTAAGGGTGTTCCAATGTTTAAGAAGACAGGTGAGCCTATTATGGTTAATGTTCGTCTTACAAAGGAAGAGAAGAAGAAGTACTTCGATGAGCATGTAGATGAGGTTATCAAGAATAATCGTGATAAGTTGATTGCTGCTTATGAACTTGCTGAGACTGCTACCGATGAGGAAATTAAGGCTGCTTTCAAGGTAGATGATATGCCTTCTCCACAGATGCAGTCTGTAAGTGGTTGTAAGCTTGCTGCAAGTGGTACTGCAATTGGTACTGGTTTGAAGCTTTCATTCTCTGATACTAACAACTGGGAGCAGTTGAAGTCAGACCTTGAGGACAAGACTTCTATGAAGCGTATATTTGATGTAGACATCAAGAATCCTATTGTTTCTAAGTACAATAATGGTAAGGACGATGTAGATATTACATTCTATGCTCTTGGCGAGTATAAGGATGAAGTTCCTTCTCGTACCGGTAAGAAAGGTGACGCTGAGGATGCAGAACCAGATGCAGAGTAATTTCATTCATTAAATAAAAATCTTATTTATGAGGGAGAAGAATAATAATCTTCTCCCTTTTTTTAGTCAATTTTATAAACGTTTTAAAACTTAATTAAGTTATGACAGAAAAGGTTAATAGTGCAGCAGCTAATGCGCAGGGTGCTGCAAAGAAAGTAAATCGTAGAGGTATTAATAACAACACTCAGGCAGTAAGCCGTTTGAAGTTCCATGAGAAAGATGCTGCTCAGAATGGTTTATTTATGGCTCATCTTGATTCTGTATCTGTTGAATGGTCTCAGAGTGCAGATGGTAATTCTTTTGCTGGTTTGAAGATGCCTCGTTTGGTATTTACATTCGCAAGTAATCATACTGATGCAAAGGAACGTCGTTATGCAGTTAAGACATTATTCCCTATTGAGAGTAATGTTGATACTATTCCTAATGGAGATAAAGCATGGCAAGTAGATAATGTACTTAATACTATTAAGCATATTCTTGATGTGTTCTATTTCAAGGGTCGTGAAATGACTATTGAAGAGGAAGATGCACTTACTCTTGATTTTGTTGATTTCACAGAAGATGAGAATGGTAATGTTGAGTATGAAGCAGTAGATGCTCAGGCAGTTCTCGATGGTTATCGTAAGATGTTTGACAACGCTGCTGCTATGCTTAATGGTCAGTTTAATCTTGCTGATGGTGCAGTTGCTAAGCCTTGCTTTAAGGATGCTAATGGTAAGTTCATTAATTGTTGGATTAAACTTCTCCGTGCAATTCGTAATCGTAAAGGTTCTTGGGTAGATGTTGACAAGAGTAAAGATTTGTCTTTCCCTTCATTTGTTGGCAATGGTTTTGTCGAGATTGTTAAGATGAAAGATAATCAGATTCTTCCTCCAGTTATTTTGACTGTAGATAAGGTTAAGGAATCAATTACTCCAAAGGATACTGAACCTAAAGCTCCAACTATTGGTGCTCCTGGTATTCCTGGTATGCCTGGTGGTGCTGCTATTGTTCCTCCTACAGCTGGTAACGACATGATGTCTGGTGTTGGTAGTTTCGACCCAACTGCAAATACAGATATGCCGTTCTAAGCAAATTGTTATTATTCTTCTAATGGATTTAATGTTCTAGGGATAGTGATGCGATACTTCGTGTCGCTATCCCTTTTTATTTATACAATATGAAACGTACAATTAATACTACTAAACTTACAAAGGCTTTTATAGAGTCTCGAATAAGTCAAGAAGATATTGTCGCAAAATATCTAGATATTCCTATCAATGTTGTAGATGATTGTGTTAAACATAATCATCTTATTAAGTCTGTATTTAGAGATGATGATACTGATAGTAGTATGGGTATTGCATACAATATGAAAGGAAGACTTAAAGTTCGAGATTTTAATGGATGCTTCTTTGGTGATGTATATGATGTAGTAGCTTACGTTCTTAGTATTGTTTATGAAAGACCTATTAGTACTGATAATAAACAAGATTTCTATTTTATTCTTAAACATATTTATAGTGTGTTTAGTGATGATATAGATAATCGAGTTAATCATTATGAGATAGATGAATCTATTAGAAATGCTCTTATTAAAAGTAAATCCAGAAAAGCTATTATTGAAATTGTTCCACGTAGTTGGAATAGTAGAGATAAAGCTTATTGGAATAAACTTGGTGTAAATCTTGCTTATCTTAATACTCATTTTGTTATTCCTGTTGAACAGTATTATATAGATAGAAGTAGCAATCCTACTCCTAGATATGGATATACTACTAAAGACCCATGTTATGCTTATATGTTGGGTAGAAATAGACAAGGAATATATCTTATAAAACTTTATTTCCCACTTAGAGATAGAACAAAAGAAAGGAAATTTATAACTAATTGTAATGTACTTGAAGGTCTTCCTAATCTTGAATTAGATAATTATGATTATATTATAATTACTAAATCAAGTAAAGATAGATTAAGTCTAGGTAATCATTTAGTTAATCATACCTTTTACGGGGGGGATAGAAAGGCTTTAACAATAGGTGTAGTTAATCTTCCTAGTGAAAATTATAGATTAAAAGCTAACGAATATGATTGGTTAAAGAATCGTTTAGCTGATGATGGACTAATTGTTAGTTTATTAGATTTTGATAGAACTGGTCGTGATGGTGCTGATTATCTTTTAAGTACTTATAATATTCCTTATTTGTTCATTACTCGTGGTGAGTTTGGTCTTGACAATTATGAATGTAAGGATTTTGCAGATTTGCATTATAAATATAGTAACGATGAAATAGATAATTTTATAAAAGATACTCTTAGATATGTCGAGTTACGATACAGAAAAACTAAAGGTAATTCCGATGCCTATTTCAAAAGATTATCAGACTGTGATTTACCATACTAATACGACTAATAAAGAAGGAAAACCAACTGAACAAGTTCGTATTCTTATGTCTCCAATTACAGAAAAAGAAGAAGCTTTGCTTGATGATGGCAAAGCTTTTGTTATACATAGAGGTGACTTATCTTTTAATTTGAGTTCTGATAATGTTTTTGCTTATGGTGAAGTTGACTTTCATAAAGGTACTGATGACTATGAAAATATAGATTCTTTAATACCTTATAGGGATAGGGTTCATATTCCTTTACACTATGATTATGATACTCATACTTGTAAGACAAAAACAAAATATTATCAAACTTATGAAACTGATAATATTGGAGCTATGGCTCAATATGCGCACGGAAGACTTGGTAAACCAAAAAGAGTTGTAATATTTAAACTTATTGCTAGACGATCATGATTAACTTCCCAAAGAAATATACAATGGTAGTAGATGAACAAGTTAAAGCTATGGCTATTAAAGATGTTAGTACTTGCGGTGCTGATGAATTTGTTGCTAAAGCTTGTGTTCGTCTTGATTGTTCTCGTATTAAAGATGATATGAGAATGATGCAAACTATAGGTACTCCTTATAAATATGAAGCTACTCGAACTCTTATTGGAATTGATTATGCTCTTCAACAAGGTTGGATTGATGAAAATAAGAAAGATGAGTATATTTCTAAACTTGTAGCTTTACATAAACGTAATCTTAAATATGAAGAAGATAATCCTCCTATCGTATATGATAAGAAGAAAGGTTTAAAGAAGACTACTCGTACTACTAGAAAGAAAGCTAAAGAAGGAACTATCGAAGGTTTTGAAAAACCTAAGAAAGAAAAAGCTCCATCTGCTGCTCAATTAAATGCTCAAGCTAGAGCTAAACTTATTAGTAAATTAAAAATTAAGTTATGAGACTTTATAAAAGAAATGCAAAAGGTGAACCTCAATTTTGGGATATATCTGAGCTTCCTAATGGTAACATATCTTTGAAATATGGTTTAGTAGCTGGAGCTACTGTTCATGATGAAGAAGTTGCTAGAAAGTTAGTTAAAGGTAACGAAATTGAATCTCGTATTAAAGCTAAACGTAAAGAAGGATATAAAGAAATTTCTGAACTTAAAGATAATGCTCCTGAAAGTTTTCCTGATTATGTTAGTTTAATTAATTATCTTAATACTTATCTTCCAAAGAATAATACTACTGATGAAGGTTTTGTTCTTCCAATGCTTGCAAAAGTACTTAAAGATAATAAACCTTTTGATAAACGTAGTTATTTAGGTCAGTATAAAATTAATGGTGTTAGATGTATTGTTGGTGCTGAAGAAACTAATGATATGTTTAATCCTGTTAGACTTACTTATCGTTCTAGAGAAGGTACTGATTGGACTTCTAAACTTACTTGGATGGATGAAGTAATTCTTCCCGCTATTAAAGATGATTTACTTGATGCTATGATTGATGAAGGAGCTTGCCTTGATGGTGAACTTTATATTCCTGGTTATAAAGTAAACGATATTAATAGTTTTGTTAAGAATGAAAAGCTTCCTCAACATCTACTTCTTCAGTATTGGTGTTATGATATTGCTATTGATAATATGAGTTATGAAGCTAGACGTAAGTTTAAGATTGATAACATAAGTAGACTATGTTATACTTTTGATACTTATGAACAGCATCTTAATAACAAGAGTAAACTTGTATTATTACCTGATGTTAATATTGCTAATATTTATGATGCTACAAGATTCAGAGATAAGTTTATAAGTCTTGGTTTTGAAGGTCTTATTGTTCGTGATGTTAATTCTGCTTATCAATTTGGTGCTCGTAATTTAGCTATGCTTAAATATAAACGAATTGATGATGCAAAGTTTAAAATTGTTGATGTTGTTCCTGAAGGAGTTAGAACTAATCTTTGTAAGTTTGTTCTACAAAATGACATTAATGATGAATTGTTTGAAGCTACTGGTAATTTTGACCATTCAAGACAAGAATATATTCTTAAACATAAAGAAGATTTTATTGGTAAACTTGCAACTTGTGAGTACAGAGAGCGGTCAGGAAAGAAAGACGTACCATTCCATTGCAAGTTAGTTGATATTCAAAAGTAGATACAATAATGAATTTAAACGCTTATGATAATATAAAAGAAGAATTAGATAAACATAAAACTTGGTATTCACCAAAGTTTAGAAGATTATATAGTAGAGAAATAAAGTTTAGAATGTTTTATAAGTTTCTTAAACGATGGAATGAAACTATTAAACGAAATGATTATTTTCTAGCTATTAGTATGAGTAATACTGATGGCAAGTTTTATAGAGCTGAAAGAGATAATTATAGTAGGTCGAAATTTTCTATTCCTAAAGAAGTTATTGAAGATTCTATTCTTAATTCTATAGTTGAAGATACTAATGTTGAACTTAAACTTGTAGATAATCAAGTTGATGGTGAAGTATATCAACTAAACATATAATCATCTAGCATGAAAGCCGCCCCGTAAAAGATATGTACGTTTAAACCTACTTTCCTTGCTACGTGAGCGGCTTTCTCATGTCTGCTTATATCTCGGTAACAAATTGAATTTGAACGCCTTACACGAGAATTTGAAATATTATATTTATCTCAAGTGCCCTGGGGCATCCAATCCGGTATGTGTATCGAAGTTTCAAAATTTGTCACTTTTTAGCTCGATATGAGACATTTTAGTAAATTGTGGAACAATTATACACGACCCAAATTTCAATGCGTTATACGAGAATTTAAAATATTACAGAAAATGGCTTATATACAAAATGGAATAGGATATACTTTAAAATGTGATAAATGTGGAACTTTATTACATAGAGAAGGAAAAGACAAACCATTTCTTTCATTAGATATTAATGAACTTGATTCTATTGCTAAAGAATATGGTTGGTTAATTAATAAACGAGTACATAAATGTACTTATTGTAGAACATTTAAAAAATAAAGTTATGACTAAAAGTAAAGTAGGTGCTGAACCTAAGAAACAAAGAATTAGACATGCTGTTACTAAAAGCGAAGGTATCCATGAAGGTATTCATCGTGATGAGTATGGATATTATGATAGTAGTTATCACTGCTATTGTTTTGCTTATGGTTATTTCTTTCATAGAGGAATATCATTAGCAGTTAAACTTACTCCTTATTATATTAAAAATAATTGGGATAGAGAAGGCTGGGGCGGTGGTCTTAAAGGAGCTTGTATGGCTCGTATTGACCGTAAACGCAAAATAGCTGTAATTAAAGAAGGAACTGAATATGCTTGGAATATTGAGCGTGGTCTTCCTCAAGATTATACTATTTATAAAACTGATGAAGATATTCCTATTTATGATATAACTGAACTGAAGAATAAGAAGATACTTATTAAAATGTATATAAAATATCTTATTAAAAAGTATCTTGAAACGTTTTATAATGAATATAAAGTACTTAGTTCTATAAGTAAACGTATTCCTTACAATAATTATATTGAAAATAATAGAAATAAATATTTTATAGCTATTAAAGCTTTTGTAGATAAATATAAGTTTATTCCTAGATGTAAACCTCTATCAAATAAAGTATTCTATATTAATAATTACAAAGTTGACTTTCCTTCTATTAATACTATTCTTAATGATGCTTTGTTTACTGATGAACAAAAAGAACATATTAAGAAATGTAAGTTCTATACAAAGTTTTGTCTTCATAAAGGAACTAATTGGGCAGAGCTTAATAAGAAATGGTCTGATGAATATGTTGCAGAAGTAGAAGCTAAAGATAAAGCTGAGGAAGAAGCTTTTCGTAAAAGAGAAGCTGAATATAAAGTTAAAACTGAAGAGAATTATAAAGCAGCTTTAGCTAAAGCTAATCAAACTATTGACGAATGGCGAAAAGGAGATACAAAACAAGAAATTCATTATACTAGATATTATGCAAATCCTGATACTAGAGAAATTAAAGCTATAGGTAGCGTATTACATCATAGTATGTTTCCTAATACTCAACTTAGAATTAAAGCTGATAAACCTAATTGGGTTGAAACTAGTAGAGGTGCTTTAGTTCCACTTGAAACTGCTATTAATACATTTAATCAGCTTTATACTAATTATATTCTTAGTGGTAAAACTATATTTAGATTTAAACGTGATGAATTTAGAATTGGTTCATTTTGTGTTTCAAGTATTTCTTATGAAGATAAGTTTGTTGACCTTATTAAATGTGGTTGTGATGATGCTGAGAAATTAGGTTATAAAGAATGGAAATTTATAATAGGTTGTCATATTCTTTGGTTTGATGATATTAAAGATTTTGCTAGATATTATAATCTGCAAGATAAACTTAGTTTTCCTCTTGATAAAACTACTGATGAATGTATGGAAAATCATTTGATTCGTTTACCTAGTGGAAAAACTATTAGTGCTGTAGGAACATTAGATATTTAAGTTTTAATTTAATAAATAATAATTATGACAGAAAGTGATTTAAATTATTGGAAAGCTGCTCTTAGTGGAGTAGTTCCAAAACATCTTGTAACTCCTGAAGTTGTTGCATTACGTGACCAACAAAACAAAATGCTTAGTCTTATGGCTAAGAAGAATGCTGATTATGGTAATGCTTTTAATAAAGGTTGTGATAAACTAGGCTATAGATATGGTCTAGCTAGAATGTATGATAAAGCTAATCGTTTGGTTCATCTTATTGAAGATGATTTTCAAGGTTACAGTAATCCTAATGTTGAAGATGAAAGTATGTTTGATACTATTCAAGATTTAGGTAATTATTGTAATATGTTGTTAGCTTGGCAATCTAGTAACGATGGGCATGAACCTACCATACCTTCTACGGGGCGGGTAGAGACAGTTTTCATTGATATTTCTAATCTTGTTAAAACAGATAAACTTATTCTTATCGAAGAAACCAGTAAGAAAGATGTAACTAATGAAATTATATCTGCTTATGGTTTTGAACATCTTTGTAAAGATAAAGATGGATATGTATATAATTTATCTGCTGATGATAAAGAAATTCCTGTTACTAGTGAACATAAAGAGAATATAGTTGCTATATCTCACGAAGATTATGAAGCTGGAAAAGATTTTGTTAAACGTAAAAAGTAAATAATATGATTAAAGTTGTAAATCCTAGTGTTGAAGTTTGGAAACAAGATGGTTATACACTTGATGCTATTTTTAAACATATAGCTAAATGTACTCGTGTTGCTTATCAATCTACTCCAAAAAATAAAGATGAAGATGCTTATGATTTTCTTCTTAGAACTATTTTCAAAGGAAATGATTTCTTTGGGTATAGTAAAATAAATCCTAAGAACCGATTTGAACGAATACTTGCTCAAAACGCTTATGGTGATGTAGATTTGACAAGTCTTCATTTAAGTTGTTGTGAACATGCAACAGTTCATCTTAAATTTCCTACTTTCATGCCTAGAGCTGTTGCTATGTGGGAAGGGGTATATGAGCATAATAAATATAGTAGAACTAATAATCATGATGATTATCTTTATGTTACTACAAATCTTAGAGTAATAATAGAAAATTATGCTATTGATACTCTTGAGTTTATAGATACAACTCCTAATTGTCCTTACTATATGCCAAGAACTACTGTTTGTTTTATAACAGATATTGGTGCTAGTCGTGAACTTAATCGTCATAGAGTTAATAGTATTGTAGAAGAATCTACTCGTTATTGTCGTTATAATGCTAATAAATTTGGTAATAACATAAGTGTTGCTAAGCTTCCTTGGATTCCAGATTCTGATGCTGATGGACAATGTTATAATACAGGATTTTATGGAGATGAAGAAATATTTAATGATAATTATCTTCAAGGGCATTATTGTGAAGGTTGGACAGCTATAGATTGGTTTCTTTATGGTCTTCAAATAGCAAATCTTGTATATTGTAAATGTATTGAACTTGGTTGGACTGCGCAACAAGCTAGAGAAATTCTTCCTCTTAATACTAAGACACAAGTAGTTCATACTGCTTTTGTTGATGATTGGGAGCATTGGATTGCTTTACGTAGTAATCAAGTTAGTGGTAAAGTTCATCCTATGATGGGTGAATTAGCCAAACAATTACTTAAACAAGTATATCCTGAATAATTATGTGAATAAATATATTAAATTATAATATAGGACAAATTGAAGTTGCTGATATTACTGACTTTGACGCAGATGTTGATAAAGATTCTAATATAGATACTAATCAAATTGCAGAAATGTGGTTACTTAGTAATGGCTATAATTCTGATGAAGTTAAGTATATGCTAACTGATGAATGTCCTTTGTGTGTAGTAAATAATGTAGAAACTCATTTAAACTTATAAAATTATGGAAAAGACAATTAAAGTTACAAAAGAAGCTGGTGAAAATTTGAAATCTTCTATTCTTTCTGCAATCAAAGATTTTGAGATTGCTAATCCTGATGTTAATATTAACGTTGAAGTAAAACGTAATTATTATGCTAAGGATGATGAACCTACTCATAATGTTAATTGTTCTATAACTATTAAGTAATATGGCAAAGTGTTTTATTGGACTTCATAAATATGAAGTTCTTAAAGAAGTAGAAGTTAAAGATGTTGATACCGATACTGTTGTCGGTATCAACATTGTTTCTCGTTGTACAGAATGTGGAAAGATTAATTCTACATTTGTAAGTAGTGATAGTAGATTTCTTGATAGAGAATATGTTTATGTAAATAATAAGAAATAACATGGGAAAAAGTATTTTTGATATTGATAGAGAATTGTATGCTCTTTACGATGAAATTGAAGAAGCAGGTGGAGAAATTACTCCAGAAATGGAGAAAAAGCTTGAGCTTAATGGTCAAAAAATGACTAATAAAGTTAAAAGTATTACTAATTATATCAATAAGCTCAAAGCTGACCTTCTTGCTATTAAGTCTGAGACTGATAGACTTGCTAAACTCAAGAAGTCTAAAGATAATACAATTATAGGTCTTACTAATCTTGTTTTATTTACTATTAGAAATTATGGTACAGAAGACAAGAAAGGTAAGAAGTGGATTGATTGGGGTACTGGTAAAGTTGGTATAAGAAAGAGTACAACTGTAGAACTTGACGATAAGAAGATTGAGAATCTTGTTGATGTTCTTAAAACTACTGTTGTTAATGGCATTTATACTAATACTCTCCATCAAGCTGATAGTATTGATGCTAACGCTATTCTTGATGCCGCACTTCATAACGCTCAAATAGAAGGAGAAATAACTAATGCTGAAGTTGATATTGAAGATATGGATGATGTTATTATAAATGTAACTATTCCTGTATCTATGAGTAATCTTCTTCAAGGTGATGGTTATAATCTTCTCGCTAAGATGGGTGATGTATCTAAAGATGGTTGGAGTTTTAAACCTTCTGTCGATAAGAAAGCTATGAAAGTTAAACTTACAGATGAAGGTTGTACTTCTAATATCGCTAAAGTTGTTGAGAATGATAATTTAACTATTAAATAAATGGTTATATCAGTTTTAAATATTGTAGTACTAGTGTTGACAACAATGCTAGTACTACTATTTAAGTTTAGTTTACATATTTATAAAAGCAATCTTGCTTTAATAAAAACTTGTGAAGATTTAGGTAAACATTATAACACTTTTGTAAAGCTATATGATAAATATAGAGCTGCTGAATCTAGTGCAGATAAAACAGAAGCTGCCAAAAATATACTTGATGCTGCTCAAGATGTAAACAATACCTATTATAGAGAACTAGAATCATATAAACAAAGACATAACGAATAAAATTAAATGATATGTATAATGTATATTTAATTAAAACAGATATTAAAGTAAAAGCTAATACTTTTCTTAATATTAATATTCTAGCAGAAGATTTATCTGATGCTACAAGTAGTGCTTCATATATTAAATATAATGGAGAAGAACTAAAGAAACATATAGTTAGTGTAGAAGTTCTTGTTCAGAATGTACTACGTGATACATGGAATCTTAAAGATTTGAATCCAGATTATAAAGAAGAAGGAGACGAAAACTATGAGGGTTAGTGAAGTAATAGAAAAGCTAAATGATGCTTTAAATGAATATGGTAATATACCTGTTACTATGTTGATTTCTGAAATAGCTAGTGAAATGAATATAGAAGATATTCAAGCTGATGAAGAATCTGTAACTTTATGTAATTTTTAAAATATAATGTTTAACAATTTAATAACGCTGAGTTATGAGTAAATTTAATCGTGGTGGACTTCCATGGGTATTTGGTACTGATGTAAGTGATTGTGCAACTGCACAAGATGTAATGAAAAGTGCTAAACTTGATTGGACTGTTCAAAAGTGTGAACTTGTAAGTAAAATGCCTTTTAGAATTGGTAGTAATAATGAAGTAGGAGAAGATAGTTTTGTTCACGATGGTAGTATTTATCGTGAGTGTCCTAATGCTTTTGCAACTTATCGAACAGATATTAATATGCCATTGGGTATTGTTAAAGATAAGTATGAAATAGTTCAGAATATGGACGCTTTCAATTTCTTTAATAATGCTATTGGAGAAGGTAAAGCTATTTGGGATAAAGCTGCTTGTCTTAATATGGGTGAAAAAGTATATGTTAGTGCTAAGCTTCCAGTACAAACTTCTGTAGGTAAAGATGATGTTATAGATAATTATCTTGTGTTCAGTAATGGACATGCAGGTAACTCATCTGTAGATATTATGATTACTCCTGTTAGAGTTATTTGTACTAATATGCTTAATGGTGCTCTTGATAAAGCTGCTTGTCATATTCGTCTTCGTCATACTAAATCTGTAAAAGAGAAACTTGAATTTGGTGCTCAAGTTTTAAAGATTGCTTGTTCTCATGCTATTGATGCTCAAGAGCTTTATCGTCATCTTGCTACTATTAAAATGACTGATGACCAAGTTGCTGAATACATTTGTAAACTTCAACTTACTCCTGCTGAAATAGCTAAACTTAATGAAGTTGACCCTAATCATGGTTATAAACGTCTCATTAGTCGTGATTATCATTTGATTGATGCTGTAGAGATTAGTACAAGAAAGTCTAATCAACTTTATAATATGATGGATTATTATATTGATGGTATTGGTCAAAAAGATATTTGTGGTACTGCCTGGGGTGCTTATAATGCAATTACAGGATTCTATTGTAATGTTGCAAACCTTGAAGGTGAGAAACGTATGAATAGTCTTGTTTGGGGTTCAGCAAATAATAATATGAATAAAGCTCTTAATGAAGCAATGGCTTATGCAAGTTAATTTTAATAGAAAAGAAAATCAGTTTAAAGTACCTCATTACAAAGTTGGTGATGAGGTACTAGCATTCAGTTATATTAGTGGTACATTCTTTATTGGTACAATTAGTGCAGTTACTAGTTATGCGGATAATAATCAAAGTGTTGTAAATTACACTATTATGATTGATGAAAATAAAGGTGTTCCTAATATTCCAGAATCTTTAGTATTTGATAATAAAGAAGATGCTAAAGAATGGATAAATGCACTAGATAAAGATTTGATTAATATTTGATACATACCTTTTACGGGGGGGGTATAACAACTAGATGGTTTAATGATACATGTTATCATGTTAGAACCACTCTAGCCCCCCCGTAAAAGGTATGAATGCTTAAACTAGTATTAAAACTAGTAAAACTCTTGGAGATATAGATAATAATGCTTATCTTTGTAGCAGGGTATAAAAGCTAATATTAATATATAATATATATATTATAGGAGCTAACTACCTGGTAATCAATTAGTTTACTAGCTAAAAGTGGTTATATATAACTATTTTTGTGAAAAAGTGGTTATATTTCACCACTTTTTTGTATCTTAGCCGACAGCTAGTAAACAAAAGATATTGATATGGATAATGTAATTAATAAACTTTCTAGAGATAGTATTGATTATGACTATTCTCTAGACTTCAAAGGTCTTAAAATTAAAGATAAGGCTGATGATGGTACTGAATATCATAAAACCATATATTATATGGAACATAAAGCAATTATAGATGATGCGCTACTTGAAATAATGGATAAAGAAAATACTTATGTCCGTAAAGTAGTTAGGTATATAGCTAAGAATATACCTTATGGTGTTAATCATATATCTTTAAGTAATAAAGATATTGCTGCATATTATAATTGTGATAAAAGTAACATAAGTAAAGGAATAAAACGTTTAGTAGAACTAGATGTAATAGGTCGTCTTTATGATAAGATTCCTAATAATATGCTTCCTAAAAATACTTATATTATAAATCATAATTATATTTATCGTGGTAGTATTAAAAAGCTTAGAAAAGATATTTTAGAACAACGTAATAATATAACTGATTAAATTATGAGTCAATTAAGTAATCGTATTGCAGATGCATTTATTAATTATGCAAATGCTTTTAAAGAAACTCCAGACAACAGATTAATGGCAGAAAAAGAACTTAAAGAAGCTCTTCGTCAAGCTATTGATTTTGTTCCAGTTAAAATTTGGCTTGACCCTAAAGTTAAAGCACAAATTCCAGAGTATGCTCATTATATGGCAGACCCTAAAGAAATGGGATTTGGTGGTCACGCTACTGATGCTTGTTGTGATGTAGTCTGTACTTCTATTGAGAAGACAGATGATGGACGCATTAAATGTGGAACCGGTATTCATGTAGCTCTTGAATATAGAGATTCGCTGACTTGTCGTCCTAATAGTAGAATTACTAAAATGGGTTATGTTGTAGCTAATACTCCAATGACTGTAGATGAATGTTATAGAGGTGAATTTTTCATTGTTTTTAGACCTATTGTAGATAATCCTACACCAATTAATATTGGCGATGTTATTGGTCAATTTGAAGTTCCTCATCATCGTCAAATTGATTGGGCTTTAGTTGATAAACTTGAAGACCTTGGTATAACTGATAGAGGTGATGGTGGTTTTGGTTCTACAGCAAAGAAATAATTATTAATTTTAAAATTTAAACAACTATGGTAGAAATGACAAAGAATTGGGTAGCTCGTATGATTAATCGTCATGCAGAAACAGTAGTAGAAATTGATAAAGTTAAGAAGCATCTTACTAATGCAGCTAACAACCCAAAGATTAGTAAAGTAACGTATGGTAATCTTTCTCTTCTTCTTAGAGATTTGAAGAATCTTGAAAGAACTTATCGTATAATGCTTGAAAATGAAAATGTAACATTTACTATGAATGGTGAATATTACAGTAAAATTGGTCAGATTAATGAAAAGAAAAATCCTGATAATAACGACTAAGAATTGTCTTGGTTGTACAATTCTTATTAATAACGTACAGACAGTACTAGCCAAATCGAAGAAAAATATAACTCTTGAAATCAAAGATTTTAATGATGTTCCAAAAAGAATACTTCATCAATATAGTGCTTTTGATTATCCATTTGTTGTATTTAGTAGAGACGATGAAGTAACATTTAAGTTTACTGGTAGTACTCATGTTAATGTTATTCAAAGATATGTAGATTTATATTTATAAACTGGTTATTGTATTCATATTCTAAAATTTAAAATTAAACGGTTGCTCCTAGTGCTTGTGAAAGTACTAGGAGTTTTTATTTAAAATAAAATGAATGAGAATTATAATAAACATAGAAGAAATATTATCATTGTATTAACGATTATAGTATCTATTCTTGTAGCATGTTCATATAATAATAGAAAAGATACTAATAATACAAAACCTGTAGATACAACAGATTCATGTGGAATTAATGATGATTATTATGAAATCAATGATATTGATACCACTAATGATGGTTATTCTACAGACAGTGTTATTTATCTTGATGCAAATGGTAATATAATTAAAGCTCCTTTTAATTAAGTTGAGCTATATGGCACATCCTACATTTTGAAATCCTCTATACGAGGGTGATTCTAATCTCCTGAATAATTATTCAGCCGTAACACTAAAGTAGCTTAGAAGTCATTTAAAGTGTAATTTTTCAAATAATCCTTATTACTTGTCAGTCTTATTTCCACTCCTGGCATACGAGCGTTTAAACTATGCCGACCAGTGGGAAACTCCCACAATTACATATTAATTGATTTCTAAGCGACTTTCATATATGATTCGATTAATTATATTACTTGAATTAATTAGCCGCTTACAGAAGAAATTGAAATATTAAATTTGTTACTTGCCATAATAACATATTATATACTATAATGATTTAAATTCGTTTATAATGTTGTTTGTTATTTATTACAGCAGCGGCTGTAGTTCACAGATTAAAAATTTAGCATTGACTTGAGTAGCTTGACCGTGAGGTTAGGTTACTCTTTTTTTTATACATTAGGCGACACGTTTCAACATATTTTGTTGAGCACAAAAAAAAAGCAGTAAATAATCATCACGATTACTTACTGCTTCATTTCCCGTTAATTTATTTATTTAAAAATGAGAATAGAATGAACTCGCTAGTTCAGCATTGGAGTACATTATCAGCCATCACTTAACTTTATACATTAAAACTTTAATTATGAATAAAATAATATCTGTTAAACAACAGAATAAAGATATGTTACTCTAGGCGGATTCGAACCACCACTGACAGAACCAAAAACTGTAGTGCTACCATTACACCATAGAGCAATAAAGTTTCGCATACATTTTAATTAAAACTTTAAAACCATTTTGCTTAGAACAAGAAAACTTTCAACTGCTGCAAAGATACAAATAATATTTATATCTCCAACAGTTGAAGGCAATTAATTTATTACGATTAAACTTATTTAATGCTTATGAACCATACATTCCTTTTACGGGGCGGCTATAACCATTTAATATTTAACGTTCTAGACTACTAGTACCTCTAATATCATTAGCCCAATCTTTTATATTAATCAAAGTAAGAAGATTATCACCAGTCTTATAATAACTATTAGCTTTATCAAGAGTAGCAAGGTTATTAAGACTTCTGTAAATTGGAATTTGACGACCAAGTTTAACAATAATCTTGTTTTGACCTGCATAACGACCGCTAGTATAATTAGGGTCATAATCATCATCCATTACATAAGCAGCGATATTATTACAAGCAGCCATTATATCTTTACCAGCAGTTACACCTGCAATAGGACTAGACCATAATTGGTCAAACTGTTGTGGTAAGAACAACATGTTATACATCATCGATTGAGTAGTTAACTCATCAGCTTCATAAAGCATAAGATTACCCCAAAGACTATTTTTTAAATCATCATCGTCCCAAATACAACGAACAGCAAGAGCAGTACAAATACCACCAAGAGCACCAACTACATCACCAGCAGCACGTTCAATACTTGCTCTTTGCCATTTCGGCATTAACTGCCAATTGGTTTGTAAGTTCATTGCAAACTCAGCATAACCTTTAAGAAGTACCTGAAGACTTTCCAATACTTCTACTTGACCATCAGACATTTCTTTTTCATATCTAAGTTTTCTGATAGGAGTAGTAAGGAAATCAAATAAAGCAGGAGCACAACCTATTTCTTTAGTTCCTCTTTCTTCATTAAAATAACCTTTTCTACGATAATGTTTCATAACTCCAGGATAAATATGTTTATGATACTGCATAGCTAATGAACCCCACCATTGTTTTTCGAGTTGAGCAGCACCAAGTTTATCATATACTCCATGAATCTTCTTATTAACTGAAATAACTTTGCCTTTCATATATCCAAGGAACATATAACCATCACCTACTTCTTTATCTTTAGATTTAGCTTGAAGTTCAGCAAGAATACTTCCTTCTTTAAAAGCAAGTCTTCCATCTTTAAGGTCAACTTGGTCCATTACTGTAGGAAGTTCTTCAAACTTAACTTTAGCTTCTTTCTCAAGTTTCTTTCTTTCAGTGATAAATTGTTTCTTCTGTTCCTTTGTAAGATACAGATTAGCAAACTCAGTATTAATATCTCTACGATTCCAAACATACTCTTTCTTTTTATTATCGTCAGCAAGAATATCCTTTTTAAATGTTTCATATTTATTAAGAAGTTCTTCATTACCTCCAATAATATTTCTCATAGCATATTCGTGGAACTTATTTTTATATTGTTCCCAAGTCATAGCTTCATAACCAAGTCTTCCATTACTTTCAGCGTCTGGAACTTTAACCATTCTATTATCAAAGAACATACTAAACATAGCACCATTCTGCATGAAATGCTCACCCATACTATTAGGACTATACATAAAGTCTCTAATCTTATTAAGAACAGTATCAGCATCAAGATGTACTGTAGGTCTATTATTAACTTCATCAAAGTCAACAATATTCATAAACTTAACAAGAGCATCAGCAAGTGTTGTACTATCTTCGTTAGCCATACCTCTAATAAAGCTTGGAATAGCGTGTCTCCACATGTTCTTTCCTTTTAACCAACCTGTAGGAGTGAAGTATTCTTTAGCTATATATTCTCCAGCAATAGCAGATTCACCAACAGTTATGTTACCAATACCACCCGTAATGTTTAACATCATAAATTTAGCACTAGTAAAACTTTGAAGCATACTAGCAGTTCTAGTTAACTTATTCTGAGGAATTTTATATTGGTCATAAACTAATCTACGAACCCAGTTATCAAATTGTTCTTGAAGACGAGTATCAGCTTTTTCAATATAAGAAGTTTCATCACTTGTACTAGTTTGACTATCTTTACGTAAGTTATTCCAACCAAGATTAGTATCATAAGCTTTCATCTTACCTAACATTCTATGTGTATAGAACAATAATTGTTTATTGCCTTGAATAGCATTATAATGTCCGGCAGCACTAATGAAATCTTGAATAGCACCAATATAATCTCTATCAAGAAGTTTTTGATGTATTTCTTCGTTCTTCTTAGTTGCTTCATCAATACGCTTTTGATAAGCTTTTAAATCTTTTTCATAAGCTTCATCGCTAGCATAAGTTTCTCTCTTCGGTTTAGTACTACGAATATTATCCAAGTCAACACTCTCCTTATTTTTAAGTTGAGTCATTAACATAGGCATATCGATAGTTCTATCTTCAGAGTAATCAATCTTCTCATACCAACTATCTTTACCACTAGGAAGCATATCACTAAATCCAATAAACTCTTTAGCTTGCTTTGCAGCCCATTTAGCATCATGTTCTGCTTTCTTAGCTCTATGAGGAGCCATTCCACTAGCAATAGCTCTCTTTGCAGTTTCAGTTTTAGCAAAACTCATGAGAGTATCTTGAATATATTGTTTAGCTTCTTGCTCGTACTCATTAAGTCCTAAATTATTATCATAACCAGGAACATGAGTAGTTCCATTTTTATCATCAGTTTCAACAGTTTTATAATTTTCATTATCTGTATAACCTTCAATATAATTTGGATTCTTATAATGAGCTTTAGGAGTAAGAGTAGTCTGAGTCCAATTAGGAGAATACTCACCATTATCTATACTAGGAATAACTCTTGTTCTATTCCAAATAGGAAGAGCTTCGTAAGCATGAGTAAATGGATTGTAAACATGATTGTTATCATACCATTCTTTATAATAAGCGATACCTTTTGCAAGAGCAGCATTTTTAGCTTTATAATATTGAGGAGTATTAATAGTTTCAAGAGTATTACTAAGGAACTCTTGAGCTTTAGTTTTATCCTCAACTTCTTTCTTTTGTCTAGCTGCTTCTTTAGGATTATCTTTATTTAAATCTTCCCAATAAGCATCATTAGGAGCAATAGTAGTATAAAGCCAATGATTAGGGGTTGGTGCTTTAGTTAAATCATAAACAGCTTTACCAGTTGTTTCATCAATAACTATCTTACCTTTCTTATCTCTAAGAACTTCATATCTAGCATTAACTCGCTTCCATAAAGTATAGAACTCTGGTTCAGTTCGCTTCTTAGCTTCATCTTCTTCAGAATAATAAGCTTGTTCGTTTACATTTTCTTTAGCATATTTGCTATATGCTTGATAAACATCGTAACTGCCTTTTCCTTTATGTTTCTTAGTTTTATCTAATTCATCATAAAGGTCTCCAAGAGCTTTCAAATCTTCGATACTCATCTTAGAAGTTTCAACTATTTTAGCAGCACTATTATAATATTTACGAGTAATATTATTAATCTTAGTAATAATCTCTTGATACTCAGGATTAGTCATACCGCCACTATTAAGTATTTTAAAGAACTCACTAGGAGCAGCTTCATTAGTTGGTTCAGCTGAATTAATAAGATTTCTATCAGAGAATAAAGAGGTATTATTTGTACCATAATTACGTTCTACGTCTTCTTTAATTGCAGCAATCTCTGTATTAGTAAACTTACTAGCATCAATATTACCAAACTCATCATAAATCTGTTCACCTTTAGCTAGTTTATCTTTAATAAACGCTCTAGCTTTAGAAGCTTTGAAATTAGTAATACCAAGTTTTTTATAAGCATCTTCAATTCTAACTTTAAGAACATCATCTACTGACCAATGAGCATTATTGGCAATCCATTCTTTAGCTTTCTTATACTCTTTATTAGTGTCAAGCTGACTAGCTGGAGTAGTGACTTTACCGTTAGAATCTCTAACTTCAGCATTATCAATAATATTAAGCATCTTATCAAGCATATCACGGAAACCCTCTTTCTCTTCTTTAGCAGTATATTCTTCCTTAATATCTTTAATTCTTCTAAGATATTGGTTTAATTGAACAGCATCATTAAGAGACAATTTACGAGCATTATCGTAAACTTCTTGATTAGTTATAATAATACTTTCATCAGGAGCTTTACTAGTTCCAGGGAAACCTTCACGAAAATCTGGCTTATATTCATTGCCAATAAATTGACTAGTTAAATCATTAATTTTAGTTCTGAGTTCTACAAGCTTATCTTCAAACTCTTTATTTAACACTCCATCAATTCTACGACTATTAATTTGTCTAATAGCTTCTCGAAGTTTTACATACTCAGAATAAATTTGAGGATGATTATTAATAATAAATTCATCTTCATTATAAAGTTTCTGATAATAACTATCAACATATTCACGATTAACGTGGTCAAGAAGGAACTTATCAAGTTTATGTTTAGCTTGAATATATTTCATTGGATTCTCTTGAACATTAACTCTAGCTTTAGCTACATTACGTTTAAGTTCTTTAATATCTTCAACAAATTTATCTGTATAATTACGAACTATATTTCCGTTCTTATCAAATATCTTATTGATGTCAACTGAAGCACCAACTTTAGCAGCTCTAGCTTTAATGTCTTCAAAATGTTTTCCAAAAGCTATAGCAAAATCTTTTGCTTGACTTTCTTTAGCACGAATATCAGCCATTACTTTTCTAGTAACTACTTGAACAAGACTGTTACCTTGTTCTTGTAAATCACCAAACCAAGCATCAAGCCAACCACTAGAATGGAAACCATCATATATACTAACAAGACCGTTTTGTATATTAGGGTCATTGCTAAGTTTTTGAAGATAATCAATTCCAAACTTAACTTCTGCATCATCAATAACAGAACTATTACTGAGTTCCTTAATCATCTTCTGCATTTCATCAATGTAGAATTTCAAAGTAGGATTCTCAATTTCATCAGCTTTAATCTGATTAATAATTCCAAATTTATCAACAATAGCATTAGCATCAGCAAGTGTTTCAAGGAACTGTCTTTGTAAAGCAGGATTATTCTTAATAACATTGATTACTTCAGGACTATTGATAGCAAAGTAATTACCATTTTCATCTCTGTAAAATTGACTAAACTTTCCAAGAGTACTATTAACTTTATGTTTAAGATAAGCATAACCACTATAGAATACGCTATCTTTAAACTCTTTATAGCCTTTAGTACTTTGTTCAAATCCTTCTCCACGAAGTTGACGCATAAGTTTTCCAGCTTCTATATCTCCAAGACCACTTCTACGATTAAGTTCTTTTACTATATTCTTTTCAAAAGAATCAGTTGTAGTTCTAAGACTTTGTTCAAGTTTAGAACTTGCAGAACCAAGAGTTACCTCTTCACGAGAACTAGCCATAGGAGTTTCCCTAACTATTTCAACAAGTTGAGGTTTTTCCTCAATATGTTCTCCTGTACGAATATTATGACTTTCAATACTTACTTTAGTAGCACGTCTAAATAAGAAGTTTCCATTAATACTAATAGGTTCACCACCATTAGAAATAGTTTCACCTTCAACATGAATAGGAGGAGTAAATGAATCATATTTAGTTTTACCATAAAGATACATATTTTGAATAAAGATTCTATTACCTTCATAATTGTTGAAAGTTTTAATAATCTTATTAATAGCATCTTTAGCTCCACCATTATCATTATTAGCATCTGACATTATATCAAAATGTGTAACAGCTTTGACTTTATTGACTTTTGTTGTAGCAACATGCTTCTTATACAATTCATTTAATTCATCTAATGTATAATCAGCAACTTCACTGTTCATCAAGTTATCAATAACTGCTTCATAATAACTTGGAAGAGGAACACTATTATTAGCATTATTAATACTAACTTCTCTATCTTCACCAGCTTCCAAACCATTTAATGGATAAGCAAAACCTATACCAGAACCAAGGTCAGGAGAAACAATTTTATATAGTCTAGTAACGCTTTCGTTACCTTCTTTTTTAGTAATATAAATATAATTATTAAATTGTATTGGAACAAACTCTGCATTACTTTCTCTAGCAAATCCAAATTCGATAGCATTATCTTTATCGTCCAAACTAAATTCGTACATTCCTCTAGTTACAGTTTCGAACATAGAACTATATTTTTTATTCATAAATTTATGAGGAACATTACTAACTCCTGGGTCACTTCTAAGATATTGTTCAACTAAATCAGTTCTAGAAACTGCATTATCTACTTGAGCTTTAATTTGAGCAATAATACTAGTTCTAGCACCATTAAATTGAACAAAAGTGTTTTCATCACGAAGAGCAGTATTTTTAATACATTTATTAATAGCACCTCTACCTATTTTAAAACCTTCTGCGACAAAAGCATACTTAACCATATCCATAGCAGCAAGTTTAACTAATGGATTATCTGAACTAAATGCAGTATCAAAAAGATTATAAGCAGTTTCATTATCAACAGCATCTTCGTTAAAACGAATAGTTTGACGACTTTGACCGTCTCTATTCATTTCATATTCATTAAATAAATTAGTATTTATATAATTGAATATACCAGCATCAACACTATTAGCTTTAAGCCAACTAATTTTTTGAGCAGGACTAAGTTTACTCCAAGCATTTACTTCTTCTTGTGTAGGATTAGTTACATCTTTAACATTAAAAGTAAAATCAGGAGTACAACCATAACCCATAATTCTGAGAGCTTCATCCGTTTCATCAAATTCTTTATTTACTACAGTTTGTTTCTTCTCTACATCATAAGTATAGTTGTTTACAACAGCATCTGTTTGTTTATAAGCAGCATTAAGAATATACTGAGTAAAACCTTTATAATCTTTCTCAGTAACATTGTTACTACCGTTTATAACTTCAATAGCTCTATTAGCTATTCTAAAATTATCTTGTTCTGTATCAAACAACATTCTATTTACAAGAATAGAAGGAGCACTAGCATATTTTAAGAAAGCATTAAGACTAGGATATGCACTTTTAGCATTACTAGTAATATAGCTTCTTAAACCTTTAGTAGGGTCATAACCTGCATAGATACTATTAACAATAGAAGAAGTTCCAACAACTAAAGCTGGATTTTCATCTTCAATTAAATCTGCAATATCATTAAATACTTTACGAGTAGCGAAAATACTTTGTTTAGCACCAAATCTATCAGGATTACAAACTCTTGCAGTAGAACCAATTTTATCAGAAAGTTTAGCTAAATCATTATAAGCAAAAAGAACACCCCAATCATGTTGATATATACTTCCTTTTACGGGGCGGTTTTTATCATTAAGCAATCTCTTTGCTAACTCATCAGGCGATAAAATAATATCATTATGTTTATCTAAACTATACTTAGTACCAAGTAATCCATTAACTCTAGCAACTATTTCACCAAGATTCATTTTATCAGTATTAATATGATAAGTATTAAGAATCTCTTTGCCTAATGACCTAATAGCTTCTTCTATTGGTTTATTATGTTTATCTGAATAAATAGATTTATTAGCATTATAAGCATTTACAATTTTTGTAATAGCAGGTTGCATAATAAAACCTACAGCAGTATCATAATTACTACCAATATCAGCAAGAGTTTTATATACTGCAAAAGTAAAATCATTTACATTTGGAATAGCACCTTCCTTAACAGCATCAAGAATATGAGCAGTAGTCTGAGAACTGTATGCAGTAAGAATATAACCATCTACATTCTTATTATCATTTGTCCAACCAAGAGTATTATGTGTAACCACATAACCTTCATTGGTTTCTTCTACTTTCTCAAATCTCTTTTGAAGTTCTTCAAGATTGTACTTATCTTTACTATATGCAACTTTAATAGTATATTTATCTGTAATATGAGGATGAACTGTATTACATACAGAACAGAAAGTATCTCTAGTAACACTAAACGCTTTAAGTTTAGCACCACTCATTACATCTTCTTGATAAGCAGCTTGGTCAAGAAAGTCATAAGGACTTCTAGCTTCACGAACTTCTTTAACTACTGGATTCATGACTTTATCACGAGCTGCAATAATACTCTCAAAATTAGAACGAGAAAGGTTCTCTTCAAGAGATTCATTAGCTTGCAGAATATGAATCATATCATCAAGAAGTCTATTATTACGAGCTTCACGAGTATTGTTACCAATAACATCACTATCAAACTTCTTCTTATAAGCTTCAAATTGTAAAAGTCTAGAACTTCTAGCAATTTGTTTAGCTAAACGTAATTGTTCATCTTTATAAGCTTTTATAGCACTCTTAATCTTTTCAGATTTAATAGCATTATAATCAAAATCATCAGATAGTTCAAATCCATTTATAACATTATTAAGAATTTGTTTTTTAGCTTCAATATAATCTTTTATAGCATCTAATTCTTCTTCAATATAAATATCTTTGAACTCTTCTAATCTACCAGTAAGAGTAGATATTTCAACTTCAAGCTGTTCTTGATACTTGGCTTTAGATGGTTTTGGTCCATAAGCTTCATTAATCTTTTCGTGAATAAGTTTAATAACTTCTTTAGTATTGTCATCAAGATTAAAATAAGCTTCTGATTCAATTTCATCAAATCTATTTTTAATTTCTGCTATTTCTGCTTTTCTAGCATCTCTAGCCTCAGCTTTTGTGGAAGCTTTAGCATCAGCCTTAATATTTTCAAATTTTTCATTGTCGATACCAGAAAGTCTAAGACCTGTTTCTCTTCTTACATAATTAAGCCAATCATTTTCAGTTACAGTATCTTTCCAAGTAGCTCTTTTAATATTACCATCTCTTCCAATATAAGTATTATATTGAATACCATATACAGAGTCAATATCAAAGTCAGAACCAGTTTGAGAAACCCAATCATCAGGAACAACAATAGTAGAACCTTGAGCATCATCAAGAAAACCAACTACTTTCATTACACAAACAGATTGTTTACCCTCAGTTGGAATACGATAACCAATAAGAGTATCAAGACCTGCATCTTGAAGTTCTTTAAGAAGTTCTTCTTTGCTCTTTTTATAAGTACCATCAGCATTTTTAGCAAAGCCAAAATTACTAGCAGGAAGCATTATTTCAATATAGCGTTCACCATTTGGATGATACTTTAATTCTTTAGAATAACTAACTTGGTCTTTAGTTGCTTTAAAACCAACATTAGTAATCTGAGCAGCATGAAAACCAGGAAGTTCTTGTCGAGTAATAGCACTATTAAACATAGCTTGGGAAATACTCTCAAGCTTATTAACTACATTACTAAGATAAGTAGGCATTACAGGATTTGGACAACCATTAGCAGCTATAGGCATACTAGCATTAAGGGTAACAAAGTCCATCATATTACTATCAAGACCAAGTCTCATACACTCATCTTTGAGTTTATCAAAGAATACTTGCATATCTACTCCTGTAATATTTCCACTCTCATCAAATTTAATATTACCATCTTCATCAAGAGAAATCTTTAATTCATCAACAAGCTTATTAAAACTATCTTTAATATTAGCAACATACATATTGAAGAAATCTTCTTTATACGCATGAAGAGGACTATTACTATCAATATTATCAAGTATCTTCTTCATAATCTGAATACCAGCTTTATTCTTAGCATTCATGTGTTGAGGAGTTTCTTGCTGAGTATAAAGATGATTATAATCGTATTCCTCACGATAATCTTCAGCTTTATTGTTGAAATCTTTAAGATGCTCTTCAGTAACTTCACCAGTCTTCTCATCAAAGATAGTAAGTACTCTAGCTTTACCTGCTTTACTAGTTTCCTCAGTATTAAGCTGGTCAATCTTATTAGCTTTCATTGCTTCATAAACTTGTTCAAGTTGAGTTCCTCTAATAAATCTTGGAACAAGAACAAATTCAGCATTCTTAATTTGACGAGGAGCAATAGTATTAAGTTTATCATCATAATATTGGTCATAGTAGAAGTTCTTCTGTACTTGCACAAACTTCTTCAATAAGTCAGCAGGAATCTCTTTAGTTTCATCTTGAATAGCTTCAATCAAAGGAAGATAATCATTAAGTTGACCTCTACCAGCAATACGACGAATCCATTCTTCAAAAGTAATATAAGATTGAGCATCGTTAATAGTAGTATTACTAAAACCACCACTACGTCTATAACTTCCGTCAGCATTAAGTTTTGGCTTACCATTATTATCATACATAATAGGACCGCCCATCAAATCTCTAGCTTGGTCAAGAGTAAGTTTGGCATTCTTTACTAAGTCTTTTACAAGAATACCATCTTCTCCTTCAACTTTACCATCTGGATAAGTTTTAGCAACTTTACATTCCTCACTAGTTCTAACAGTATTCTTAATAGTAATACCATTAAACTTAGTCTTTTGTTGAACATCAAGACCGATAGCTTTAAGTCTAGATTGAACTTCAGGAGTATTAAGAAAAGCTCCTTGAATTATTGTGCTATTTTCTCTAAGGTCAAGACTTGTATCAACAAAACCATAAGGAACACCACTAGCTTGAGACTCTTTACTTCTTTTCAAGAAAGTCTGAGTATCTTTATAAAACTTAGTATCACCTTCAAATATATCATTAAAAGCAATATACATAAGTCTATGATTAAGAGCAAAATCAATACTATTCTTTTCATTAATAAGATTATTAATGTCAAGGTCTTTATATTCGCTCATACGAGTAATAGCATTATTAGAATAGTCAGTTACAAAACCTTTAACCATTCTAGTAATCATAGCTTCTTGGTCTGCTGTAAGGTTAAGTTCTACTTCACCATTAGCGTTAGTAGTGAAAGGAATAAAGCCATCTCTAGCCCCCCCGTAAAGAGAAGGAAACAAGTATTTTAATAAATCGTCACCATACTTTGTAGTTGTACCAGTTTTATAATCTGTAAGAACAAATCTATCATCTTTAAAAAGAAGTCCATTAAATGCCCAACCATCACCTTTCTTTTCAATGAAATGTTTATGTCCTTTACCTATATGATAATTAGCAAATACTCTACGAGCAGATTCGGCATCTAAACCCCAACCTTTTTTAAACATTGGAGTATTGTCATTATTAAATACAATTCTTCCTCTTTGGTCAACAACTGTACCATCTTTAAGAGTTTCTGTATTTTCTTTAACTTCAAATACAATGTTGATAAAGTTTACCATATCCAACAGTTCCTGTTTGAATATATTTCTAAACTGTTGTACTATTGGATGATTTTCGTTAATATCATCAACACTAACTTCTTTAGCTATAACTTCACCTTTAGCATTTTTAATAGCGTGCATCTTAGAGAACAAGCCATCAACTTTATATCTAGGAGCATGAACTACAAAGTTCTTTGGAGCATCAGAAGGAATACGCATAAAGTAATCACCCATAAGCATCTTAGGATTTTGCTCTGCATTAAAGTATTGAGCAAATCCTGTATATACATAATCTCCTTTAGACATACCTGAATAAAGAACATTATCTTTAGTATTAGGATTTCCTGCACCATCGAACAAAGAGATATTAACCATATCTCTAGCATAATTAGTGATTTGAATATTACCGTCTTTATCTTTGTAGAAAAGACCATAATTAATTACAGCACCATTCTCATCACGATGTTCCATAAGAATACCACTAAGATTGTATTGTACTCCTTGGAACTTATACTTTCCATAATTAATAAGTTCAGTAGAAACTTTGCTTCCATCTTTTTGCTGTTCAGTTAAAGTTGCTTTAACTGCATTAAGGAAATTAGTAATCATACTGTCATTAATTTGGTCAGCAGACTGATTACCAAGAGCATTAGTAGAATTAGAATCAATATTAACTACAGAATATGGAGCTAAAGATTTAGCTAATTCAAGAGCATAAGCTTTTGTATTAGTAGAAAGATAGCCTTGTTTATAAGTTTCACGAACACTATCTAGAGCTTCTTTCTTAGCTTTCTTATCTTTAATCTTGTTAGCTTCTTTAAATCTATTATCAAGATTTCGCTTATTATTAAGAGTTTCGTTAGCATACTTTGCAGTATTCTCAAGATAACCATAAAGTTGAGTAAGATTATTAGCAATATTTGGAGTTTTACCGTCAACTTTTCCATTAAGTCTAGCGAATCTTTCAATAGCAGCTTTATCAAGAGAAGGATAATATTGCTTTAAACGACTAGCAATAGCATTGATAATATCAGCACTTAATGCTTGTTTATTTAAATCAAATCCTTTAGTTTTTTGAAGTGTCTTATAATCATCTATTTTAGTTTTAATTGCTCCAAGAATATCATTAGTATCTTCAATCATGATATTAAGAGCAGTTGACTTAATATCATTAAGATAATTAATTCTTAAAGTTTCAAGTTTATCTGCACGATTATTACTTCTAGTAGGAGAAACAGAATTATCATCAATACGAACTTGCTGTTTTCTTATAGTTCTTCTTCTATAAACTTGAAATAATTTATAAGCAAAATCTGGTTTCTTTTTAAGGTCATTAGCTAAATAAGCAAGACCAGCATATTCTTTATTAGATTTTGCAATATCTTCAAGTTTCTTTAAAAAAGCATCAATATTAGTAGTTTCAATATCTCCTCTAATTGCAGAGTTTACGACTTTAAAATCCATATAATCTACCATTCCAAGAGGATTACTTTTATCATATTGATATTTACCGTCAGCACTTACTTCTGTACTACTAAGTTTAGGAATAGTTGAAAGATAACTACGAACAGCAAAACTAAAATCTTTCATAAAGTCAGATTTAGTTCCATTATCTTCCCAACGAGCAGTAGTAGTATCTTTTTCGTTGTTACTTGCATTATCAGCAGCATTGTTAAGATTTAAATCATCATCATCTTCTATATCGAAACTTTCACTCCAATCTGCTTCTTGCTGACTTAAATCATCATCTTTCTTAAAACGAATTTCACCAAGTCTATCATCAGTTTGAATAACTTGAGTAAAATATTTAACTTTATCAGAAAGCATATCTTTAAGAGTAGCAAATTGATTTCTAAGTTGAGGAGTAGTTTTAGAAACTTCATCCTCAAGCTTAACAAAATCATTACTCTTAGTATTCATAAGTTGTTTACGAACTTTAGCAATTTCTTCTTTTGTAGCTTCTACTTTTCTAGCTTCAAGAATATTTGTTGCTACAGCTCCCAACATACGATTTATAACTCTATTTGCGAGATTATCTTTTCTATCTTCAGCATGTTCTTCAAGACGACCTTTAATTAAATCGTTATGATAGAATGCTAACATCAAATTACCAGTAGTTCTAATACCACAAGTTTTAGCAGCAGTACTAGTATAACCTTTAGACTTAACATCAGAAATGAAAGCAGAATCAGTTGTATGCTCATTTACATTAAAATTTCTATTCTTATAAAAATTTTGAATAGCAGTAGCAACTTCTTTACTTTCATCATTTGTATTAGGAATAGAACCATAATTATTAGCATAATAGGTTTCAAATTCCTTGTTAAAACCAGATGGTCTAGAACCATCAATTACTGCACTCATTAAGCTGTTAAATAAAACATCATCGTTTCCAACTTCAGCTTTAAGGTTGGTGTAAACCTTAGTTTCATTAAATTTTAAACTACAATTATTAGCCATAACTATCTATATTAAGTTATTTAATATTTTAAAAACTCGCTGAGAGGCTTATTTCTCAGCGAGCGATTAATCTTATTTGCATGTAATCGAAATGTCACCTGACGCAAGCAAAGTGGCAAATTGCGAATGTTGCTCCATTGGAAGGCTTTCGATTGTCGAGTAGAGGGACGGATATTCTGAGCGTGATGATAGATTAACATCATCATCATCATCATAAACATCATCTAAATCAACACCATTATTTATGTCTTTATCAGCTCCAGGAGTAGGAGTTTCATCTTCGACAACTTCATCTTCAACTTGTTCATCTTGAGTTTCTTCTATAGTAGGTTCTGTCTCAGTTTGAACATTTGTATCAGCATTTTTATCTATACTTAAAGCTTTAGCAAATGCATTATACTCTTTTTCTCTGAGACTTCCTTCAGCTATATCAAGTCTAAACAATTTATTGATAAAGTCCATAATCATTTGCCAAGCAGTTCTATGTCTAGATTTATCTCCAACATCATCTACTTTGACTTTATTAAGATAATCAATGAACTCTATATTAGTAAGAGATTCTACGATAAACTCTTCTTTAGCTCTATCAAGTTGACCTCTATCTACATATTCTTTAAATTTGAAACTGTCTATGTATTTAAGCCAATCTGTTATAGCTTCGTCAGTTAAAGTATCTTCAAAGTTACGTCTTTCTCTAACAGATTTAATATTACCATCAGCAATATCTTTAAGGTCTTCATCAATAGCTTTACTAAAATCATCATAGATTTCAGTCATATTATTGAGGAACTTTCTGTGTTGAGAAGGACCATAATCATGAAGTCTTTTATGAAGACCTTCGTGAATAAGTATTCTTACTTGACGACCACTAGTTTCTTTAAAGAAATCATCACCAACAACAATATCTCCTTTTTCATACATAGCGTTGATATTGTTATTCTTTTCAGAATCTCTAAACTTTTCGATTCTGTCATTTGCAAAGATAACATTTTCTGGTAAAATACTAGTTAATTTGCCTGCATTATTAAGAAGATTTACAGCTTCTTCAGGAAGAATAGCTTTTGCAATATCAAGACCTTTAGTTTTACTATCACTTTCAATAATAGATTTAACTCGGTCAGTGGTATTGGTGGTTACATTCTCTTTACGGGGGGGTTCTAGTGGCTTTTCTTCTTCTTGTTTCACCTCATCACCTACAGTAAATTCAAGTACGCTATTAGCTTTCATATTAGACGAAAATCTTGAATAATTACTTCCATCAACTTGAGCTAAATCTACTCTAAGTAAATCGTTCTTAATCATAAAATCATTATATGATTCTTCAACATGATTAAAACCATTTTTACCATTATACTCAGGTATATTAATCACAAGTTTTCCGTCAGCATTTCTACTTACAAAACCTTTTAAAGGAATAGAAGTATTATTATCACTACTAAGAAGTTCGTGAGCAAAGTTTACAGTAGCGTTTTCTTTAAGGAATTGAACAAGAGCTTTACCAGCTTCAGCTCCATTATCTAACAAGCTATAACTACTAACTTTTTTACCATGTTTCATAAACACAAGTTGTGTAGGAGCACCAGTACGTTTAGTATCACAAGCATAAAGTGCTACAGCTTTAGTTCCAGCATTAATATAAGTAAGTCCATTGTTACGATGAAAAACACCACTAGTTTTAAATAGAGTACTATTATTGTTATAATCAAGAAGAGTATCAAGAAAACTTCTAAACTCATTCCAATTAGCTAAACTATCACCTTTCTGAAGATTAGTAAGTCTATCAATAATTTGACCTTCAATAGCGTTAGTTAAATCAGCAAGAACTTTACTATGTGGCATATTTACAAGTTTACCATCTTTCTCATAGTTAGTAACTCCCCAATTTACAGGATAAGCATTAGTATAATCTATAGTACCATTTCCATTATCGATAGCAATTAATGTTTGGTTCATTTTAAAACCAAGATTATCATTAGTTTGCTTACCACTAATTTCAATTTGAGATAGATTTCTAGCTAAAGCTATTCTAGCATCAGTTTTACTACTAATAGCAATACTTGCAGGTTGAGCAAATCTAAATGCTTCTCCAGGAGTTCCATGCGGAGCAAGTCTAAGAAGTTCACCTTTACTTATTTTACTAACAGTAAGTTCTTGATTATTATTAATCAAAGCTAAACTAGTTTGATAACTAGTTCTAAGATTATCAAAGAACAATTTAATACTTTCAGGAATAGGATTAAAAGAAGATACATTAGGATTATATCTCCATAATTTAACCATACCATCAAGAGCTTTATCATAAGTAAAACCTTTATCTTCGTTAATAACTATAAAATCGTTCTTTACAGCTTCTTGAACTCTAGGGTTATTCTTAAACTTCTCAACAAATGAACCATCATATTTCTTATCAAACGCTATTTTATAAAGAAGGTCGTTAAGTTTTCTACTATCTTCATCTTTTGGGTAAGCTATAGAAAGAATCCAATCTTTAACAGCACCATCATATTCAGCAGACCTACCTACAGTATATTTGATACAATCGTTAACTTGAATATATCTTCCTGTTGATACATCAAAAGTAGGAATACCCATCCAACCAACAGTAACTCCATTATGTTGAACTAATAAAACATCAGTATTAGTAGCAAGCTTGTTTACTTTCTTTACAGTAAGTTTATCGCCTTCTTTAATTTTATCAAGTTCTGCTAAACTTGCATCAATTCTATCAGGAGGAACTACTTCACTAAGTCCACGAATATTAACTCGTTTAAGAGTACCAGCTTTAATAGCTTCGGCTCTACGTTCACCAGCAGTCTTATGAACATTAGTCATAAATTCAGCATCATCAACTGAATCAGCATCAAGCATTACAAACTGCTTTTTACCTTCTTCAGTTTTAAGATATTCTTTAAGACTATTATAAATGAAATCAGCAGTATTCTTACTAGGACTATGTTCGTTTATATATCGGAGTAAATCTTCAAGATTACCATAATACTTTCCGTTATGTTGTCTGAGTTTAACTTCAGAAGCATAATTTTTAAGCATATTATTAGCAGCATCTTTATATTCATTTCCGAAAGATAAACTTGGTTTATATTCCTCTACTGCACTAGCAAGCATAACTTCACCAACACTAGAAGCAAAAGTAGTTCCAAGAAGATTATTCATAACAGCTTTTACGCTGGTTATAGCTCCGTCAATATCTTCTTGACTTGCTCCAAGAGCAATACCTTCATTTTGAAGAGATTTAATAAACTCTTCAGCAGTTAAATTACCTGCTTTAATTTCTTTACCACTAGTTCTAAGTTTTCCCATAAAATTAGCAGTAAGTTCAGCTCTATCTACAACTTGAGGTTGAGTAGCTGGTTGAGCTTGTTGTTGGGCAGTTTGTTGATTAGTACTAGTATTATCTTGTGTAGATGTACTAGCATTAGAACCAGAAGACCCCCCCGTAAAAGGTGTAGAAGCATTGGATTGACCATTTCCTATTTGTACAGTCGATGGTACAACAAGTTTTCCTTTTTGAATATTAGTAGGATTACTATTATCATCATATTCAAATTTTGGATTACTTCCTACAGTAGCATCAGGAGTATTAGCGAGTTCAGGATTTTCAAACAAATCTGCATTATTCATAAAAGCAACTTTATCTTCCTGACTAGCATTATTATCAATAGCAAGCTCAGCACTAATAACTCCAGTATTACTATCTATTTTTACATTAGTTGGACTTACAGCTTTATTATTATTTAAAAATTCTGTGACCCGCTCACCCACTTCGTTGCGTGGTGTTGGCTGCGCACTTTGTGATTGCGAATTGCCTGTAGGCGTGTTTCCTTGCGCTATAGGCGACTGTGGGGTGCTTGCCGATCGATTAATAGGCTGCTGAGGTTGAGTGGCTTGTGACGCAGGATTTGAGGTCGTTTGCGTGCTAGGGGGAGGAGTAGTTGTACTCTCTGGTTCAGCACCATTATTACTATCGTCTGGATTATTAACATTATGACTTTCTTCTCTTTCTTGACTATCAAATATATCTTGACGAAGACTAAGGAAACCTTGAATTTGTTCTCCTAAACGATAATTCTTTCCTTTAGTAAGATTAAGAACATCAAGAGCATCATTAAGTGCAGATTTATCATCTTCATTCATAAAATCAAGAATAGAATCAATATCATCTTTACTTCTTTGATAATAAGCTCCAATAGCATCACCTATTCTTGCAGCAAATTTATCATTACCATACTTATCTGATAATTTAGTAATAGTTTCATAAGCTGAATCAATAGCTTTCTTACGACCTTCATTCATAGTATTATTCATAAATGAAATCTCTGTAGCAAGTTCATCAGCGTTATTAACCATTTTACTTTCATTATAAGCACGTCTTAATTCAAGAGCAGTCTTATTAACAAGTAAAGCTGAAAGAGTACCATCAGTTCCATTTACTCCAATTTTATCAGTAGCTTGAAGTTTTTGATTAATCTTTCTGAGATAAGTTCCATGTTCTCTAACTTGATTAACTATATCAGTAGGATTTTCAAATTCTGCAATTCTAGGACTAACAGAGAACTTCTCAGCAAACTTCTTTAAACCTGAAATAATATCTTTATCGTCAAGAAAAACTCCAGAATTTGATGTACCACTAAGCAAATTAGCAAGAGTAGTACTAGCTTGATTACTAAAACTTTGTACTTTACCTTCATCATTATAAGCACCTTGTAAAGCTTCGTGAAGAGCATATCTTAAACTATTAGTATCAATCATATCTTGATACTTATTCATAAGCTTATTGATATTATCAACAGCAACTTTAGTACTAATATTATTCATCTTCTTTTTATCGCTAAGAAGACGACTTCTTTCAGCTTGAAGTGTACGAAGTTCATTAGTAAGCAAAGCTGTACTTGCAGCAATTTGATATTGTTCAGGAGTATAATCTTGACCTAAAATATTTTTAATATCTTCATTGTCAAAAGCAGTATTTATTTGTTTATCAAGTTCATCAATTTGAGTATTAATCTTATCATTGTATTGTTTATTAACAACGTTATTAGTAGCAATACTTTGCAAGAACTCTATAGGAAGAATATCATCAGTATGTTTAGTTACTCTAACTGCTTCACTTAAATTGACAAGTTTCTTTAATTCAGCTTCATAACTAGCAGTAACTTCATCCATTTTATCTAAAGCTTTCTGTTGGTCAGCTTTAGAATTAGCTTCATCAGTTACACCTTTATCTACCATAGCTTTACGAACATCATCACTAGACATATAACTTCTAAGCATATTAAGATTTCCATTATGAGCAGCATTTAAAGTCATACCAGTAAGAAGTTCATCATAAGCTCGTTGAGCAGCAGCTTCTTTATCTAAATCGTTATTGAAAGTTTTATCTTCATTGCTAACACTAAAAGGATTATTTCCATCTTTAATTTGAGACATTTGATTCCAATAGTTTTCTATACTATTGTTCCAAGATTCAATATTAGCTTTACGAGCTTTGATTTCAGAAGTTTCACTAAGACTAAATATAGATTTTGGTTTACCTTCACCAGTTCTTTCATCAGTTTTAGAATCAGCTCTGTCTTTTAAAGTTTGGCTAATTCTTCCAAAACCACTGCCTAAATGATGAAATACAACACCACCCATTATTCCCCAGAATGCACTATCCCAAAGACCTCCACTTCTCATATATTTTTGAAGTCTATCATCAAAAGCTGAATCATTTTCAAGTCCAAGATAAACATTACCAAGATGAGTACCTTCCATTTGAGAAATATAGTTAACTGCTTCTTCAAGACCTTCACTAAGTTCTCCAGCAATAACAGTCTTTTCATCTAAAGCTTTATCAATAATCTTTTGACCAGCTTTCTTTAAAAAAGATTGTTTAGCTTCCATTTCAGCTATTTCTTCAGGAGTTTTACCAAGTGTTCGTCTAGCATTACGAGCAGCAGAAGTTAAAGTAGAAGAACTAACTCCATTCTTTAAACCTTTCCACATATTTCGTAAACCATATAATTGAAGAATATCAGAACCAATATTTACATAGTTAGTAAGGAAGTCTTGATTAGCAGACTTTTGAGCAATAACTCTAGCAATATCTTCTTTACTAGCATTATCACCACCAGCTTCATTATAAATGTCTTGGTTCTTATTGACAAATTCTGTAAACTCTTGTGGAGTCATTTTATTAAGTGTATCAGTAGCTGTATTAAATACATCACTATATACACCTTGTGCTTCTTGATAGTTCTCCATAGTTCTACTAAGAGTAGCATTTAAACCTGTTTCTACAAATCGTCCAGTTCTAGCACCAAGACCATTAATAGGAGCATCTACAAGAGTTTTAACTCCTTGTTGAAATTTATTTAAAGTTCTACCTTCTTTACCAAGAGCTCTATCTATTCCAACAAGAGCTTTAATTCCATTACGAGTAGCAGTTCCAAGTTTACTTGCAGCAGAAGCTTTAGCTAACCATTGTAAACCTTTAGTTGCAGCCGTACTAGGAAGTAATAAAGTAACAGAACTCATAATACTTGGCATATTACTTGCCCACCAACCAAAATTAGTTAAGCCACCATTAGTTATATCTAAATTAGGGTCAGCATAAATAGGAGCAACTTCAGTATTAAAGTAATCTTGCCATTCTTGAATCTTTTCACTAACTGGGTTAGTATAATCGTTATTAGCAGCATTTCCTGTAACTACATTGCCTATAAGGTCAAAAAGGTCTGCGGCACCTCTTACAGTGCCGAGACCAATTTCACTAACTACTGCTTGACTAACAGCAGAACCTAACTTACGAAGATTACCTTGAGATTCAGCAAGAACCTTATCTACGTCAACGATGCTAGCATTTGGAGTAACTCCATAATGACGAAGTTGGTCTGCTTTATCAGCTTGATTAGTAAGAACTTTACCACTAGTAAGACCTTCATTGATTTCTCTATCAGCAAAACCAGTTGTTAATTCAGCAATCTTTATAGGGTCTAAACTATTAAGTATTTTAGGACTTGGATGCTTCTTACTTCTACTAGGGCTAGGATTTATATAACTAACACCATTAGTAGCCATATTTTTTATTTCTTCAAAATCCATATTAATAATTATCTTTAATATATTTAAATTCTTGTGCTACAGTAATATCATTAATTGGTTCTCCAGACTCAGTTAATGATTTAACGATAGCATTTTTTATAACACTATCACCTTCTCCCATATATAAAGCATCAGCTATTTGTTGGCGATTAAGTTCTCGCCTTAAAATATTCTCAGCTTGACTTCTACTAATAACAGTTCGTCTACCATAAGCATTAGTATGAAGAGCATTATTATTTGTAACATTACTAATAGTAGCTCCATTACCTAATGATTTAGAAGTTCCGCTAATGTTTAATTGAGTAGCTTCATCTTTAGCTAAAGTAAAAGTATTTCTTTCATAACTTTGAAGAACTGTAGAACCATTAGCTCCAACCATTGTAATAGTTTGTGGAGTACTATTCTTAGCTTTACCAATATTAAATTCAGTAACAGTTTGAGCTAAACCATGATTTCTACCAACAGTTACATTAAGAACGTTCTCTTGTTTAGCTTGAGTTATAGCTTCAATGTATTGAGCTTTTTCGTCTTCAGGAATACGTTTACCGTCAACATATAAAGCAGCATTCATCAATAAACTTGGGTTGGTAAGATTATCTTCATCGTGAGTAATTTTAGCAAGACCAACATCGTAAGTTTCTTTATTGATTTGCCCACTTGTATATTTGTCAAATAAAGCATTTCTATCAAGAGTAGAACTATACATCTTAGAGTTAACTGGAATTTTACCAAAACCTCTACGTTGATTAATAGTATTAGCTCTCCAAGCAGCAGCTTGTGCAGGACTATTAGATGCTGGATTTAAAATATCAATACCTGCAACATTTATTGTTCCAAGATTTTTAAATGCATAATTAGCATTACGAACTTGTGAACCATCAGACATATCTATAATTCCAGCTCCACCTCCAGTAAAAGCATTACTAAAACTACTGCCAATACCTTTCCAAAATCCCATAGAAGAATCAACACTATCACTAAGTTTAGAAAGCCAAGTATTGTTCTTGTCAAAAGTAATAGTCTTTTGTCCATTTACAGAAGTAATTCTAAAACCTTTTCTTCTCCAATCTGATTCAGAATGACAACCCATTGCTTGAGAAATAGCATTGTATTGTTCATCATCATAACATTTATAACCAAGTTCTCTAATTTTTCCATTATCAAATAAATGATTAATCTGTTGATTATATTCTCTAGTAAACTCATTATCTCCAGGTAATCTAGAACCAGCACGTCTAGCAGCATCAAAAGCCACAGCATCTTGTTCAGGTTTACTAAGACCTGCAACATAATGATTATATTGATTACCATAAGTTCTTAAAGCTGTAATTGCTTGTCTAGCTTGATGTCTTACAACTGGGTCGTTACTAGTCATACTATGACGACAAAGACTAGCAAGTCCATCATAATCTCCTTTTCTAACTCCTCTTTGGAAAGCATTGCTTCTAGAAAGTCTTGGGAACAAAGTTCTAAGAGTACTAAGAGTTTCGTCAAGACCAGCTTTAGTTGTACCAATAATATCTGGAACATCTACATCAATAGCAGCACCTTCGTTTGTAGCATCAAGATTCATATTTAATGCAGCAGCTTGTTGAGCCGCAGCTTGACGTGCAGCAACATCTTGTCTATATGTAGCTTGTCCATTACCAACTTCTATATCCGAACCACTATTGTAATAACTCATGGCGTGAATACCTGGTTTAACTCTTTTTGCAAGATATTCTTCAGGGTTAAGAAGAAGACCATTTTCAGTAATATCAGAATCAATATTCTTATTCTTTTCTTCAGGAGTCATTTTATTATATTTCCAAAGAGCAACATCATAATCTTGTTGAAGACTTGCTCTAGCACCAGGAGTTGTATCAATAGCAGATTTAAGAGCATCATTTAAATCTTTCTCACTAACATATTCCCAACTACCAGATTTCTTATAAGCTAAACCATAAAAATTTTTACCTGGGTCAGAAGTAAGATTACCATCAGCATCAACATATTTAATATCACTAATTCCACTACCTTTATGAACAGCAACCCATTGTTTTGCTTTAGTCATAAGATTACTTAAATCAACAGTACTAACTGGAGTTCTATTTGGTTCCCAATTTGTACCACCAATAATATGTCCTTCTTTATCTACTTGGTCTTGATAATGATAAGGATTGTTATCTTTAGCCCAATTTTTAACATCTTGAGTAATATCTTGTCTCTTATCAAGATTGTCCATAAAAGTTTTATATGCAGCTTGTGCTCTAACTCTTCCAAGAACAGCAGGGTCAGAAGCTACTTGACCAGCAAGTTCTCTTGCAGTATTAAGACTACGAGAATAATCTCCATACATAGCAGCATCATCAAGTTGATTCTGAATATTTCTAACATATCCAGCTTTCCAACTATCTTCAGCAGCATTAATATCTAAATTAGCTAAAGTCATTTTAATTTGGTTCTGAGTTTGTAAACTCTCTTTAGCTTTCTCATCAATTTTATTAAGAGCATTTGTAAATGCTTCTACATTTCTACGATGAGGGGCTCTTAATGGAACAGGATTTCCATAATTTATTACATTTGGCATATCTATTTATTTTTATTATTACTAATGCAAATATACGATAAAAGTTCTAGTGAACAAAATTTCACTAGAACTATTTATTTATTTTAAATAATACCGTATTTGATAAGATTCTTTTTACTCATTCTACCTTTAATTAAATCAGCATAACTATTTCTTCTTTGGTATGCTTTGTTCTGATTCTCCCATCTAGTAAGAGCATAACTGTATTCAGTATTATCTGAATAGTCTTCTCTCTTAGGTCTAGCACCTGGATTTGGAATATTCATAGCTGAACGATAAATACCTGCAAGAGCAGCATCATCACCAACATCAACACCAAGTTCAAGTAATCTAGATGGAGTAGCATAATCAGAAGCAGCAACTCCCATAAGCATAGCTTGAGTATCATCATAATTTTGACGACCTTGACTAATAAAGTTTTGGAAACTATTTCCAATACCTTGTAGACTTCCACTAAGAATTTGTCCCTTAGCAAGTTCAGATTCATTCTTAGCTTGAATAGCAGCATTCTTAATACTAGCAACAGTATTATAATACTGATTTCTAGCAGCAGCGTTTCTAGCTCTAACTTGTTGTTCGTTCAAAAGATTCTGATTCATAAGTTCAGTTTCTTTATTAATCTTTTCATCAGCAAGTTGATTAAGTTGATATAAAGCGTTAGTATCAACACCTTGCATACGACCAACAGCAGTACTACCACTCATAGTATTTCTAAGAATACTATTTCTACTATTTAAACGATTACGTTCAACATTAGATTTTTGAGCTTCATTATGATAAGTAGTATTAAGAGCAACTGGACTTTCCTCTACAAAGTTTGGAAGATTATAATCAAAATCTAAGTTTTTATAAGCACCTAAACCAAGAATACTTCCTCCAATACTAGAAACTAAATCAGCTCCAAGACCATACCAATCAGCATCACGAATTATCATACCTGACTTATTACCAATATAAGTTGGAATAGTCTTATTTTCAGAAACTCCAGAAGTTGGAGTACTAACTTTACTTGTATAAGGAATAATAGAAGTACTCTTAGTAATTGCATAAGGTACTTTAACATCATATTTATTAGATGTTGTCCAAGGACTTATACCACCTTTATCATTAGCTTTTTGTTCTTGGTCTATAATATCCCAATAATCAAAATTATTATTTCTACGATAAGGATAAGTTACATCACCCCAAGCAAGTTTACGTCTCATACCTTTTACGGGGCGGCTTTCACCACCTAAGGCTTTACGCATTCTAGTACTTCCACCACATCTTTGTCCTAATCTAAATTTATTTCCCATATTAATTAAATTATCTTTAATATTACCTTGCAATAAATTAGGGTCTGGATTATCTACTGGAACAACACCATGACCAACAGGAGCAGGAACTTCAATATACTCAGGTTGAATAACAACTCTAGTATTATCTGTAAGTTGAACCATTTTAGCTTCAGCTTGTTGATTAAGAATAGCTTTAGTTTCATTACTATCCATTGGAATAGGATTACCAAACCAATTTCTTTCCCAAGCTCTACGTTTAGCTAAACCACTCATACCTTGTCTATTTGCTCCAATAGTCATACTTTGTCTAATACCAGCAAGACTATTATTGAACGCACGTTCATCACCTCTATCTACTGCACTATTTAAATTTCTAAACCATTTACCAAAAGCATTTTTGAAAGTATCAACTCGACTATTATAGTAAATACTATTAAGAGAATCTCTTTGATTATCATTAAGATAATTATAAGTTCTTCCCATTATTCGTCTAAGTTCTCTTTCTTTAGCACCAATAGCATCACCTTTGAATCTTCTATTTTGACCTGCAAAATCAGAACCTTCCCAAGTTGCTATTTGTCTTCTCATACGATTGGAAACTCTATATTTATTAGTATTATAAACTGGAGCTTTCCAACTGCCACCAATTCTAGCTTTAGGACGAAGACTAGGATATTTACTATATACTTTACTTCTAACATCACTTCTTCCATGAAGACCAGCAAGTCTTAAAACATCAACAGCATCAGCTTTAGTTGGAATAGGATAACTTCTACCACTACCTGCAAAATCTTTAGATGATACAGAAGGATAAGGATGTTTAGAAGAACCTCTATTTTTAGAACTTAAACCACCATTTCTAAGTTTACAACGACCACCAAGACGATGTTTTACATAAGGAGATGTTCTATACCATTTTTGAATTTCTGGACTTCCCCAAACATCATTAGCTTTGTTATTAACTAAATTTTGTTGATTAGGA